GTCGTGACCTCGCGCAGGAGCCGCACGATCTCGTCCTCGGCGGCCTTCAGATCTCGATCGATTTCCGCCAGAGCGCGCGGCGGCGTGAAAACGTAGAAGTGTCGGTTGAAGTTGATCTCGTACCCGACCTTATCCTTGGTCCGGTCCATCCACGCGTCTGGCACGTGCGGCCTCACCTCGCGTTCGAAGTACGCCTCCACGTCCTCCGTGAGCGGTACGTTCTCAAAGTCGCGCAGGTCGGCGTCGGCTTCGAAACCCGATCCACGACCACCCGCTGGCACGGCCTCGGCCTTCGCGTCGCGCTGCGTGAACACCGAGCGAAAGAGCTTCTGCTCGGTCGCCTTCCAGCGGCTCCCACGCTTCTTCAGGAGCGCCTCGATCTCGTCCCACGTCGCCGGCCAGTCCAGGCGCGGCTCGCGGCCGAGTGCCTTGTCGATGGCCTGCACGTCGTCGAGCAGGTGCGGGCAGGCGTCGAGGAAGCGCGCCTTGTCGTCCGTCGTCATCTGGTAGCGCAGGCGAAGTGGGCGCTCGATGGTGACCCGCGTGTAGCCGAAGGCCGAGTTGTCGAAGATCTTGGAGCGGGGGCCCTCCTCGAACTTGCCGTAGAGCCGCACGATCTCGTCGATCTGCGCGACAGTCATGTGCCGCCTCTTGTCGCCGAGACTGCGCTTGCTGTCCTCGCTACCACCCGCGGTCCACACCTCGCGCGCGTCGAGGAGCTGCACCTTACCTTTGCGCCGCCTCTCCTTACGGTTGGTGACGACCCAGACGTAGGTACCGATGCCGGTGTTGTAGAACATCGACTCGGGAAGCGCGACGATGGCTTCGAGCCAGTCGTTCTCGAGGAGCCACCTGCGAACCTCGCTCTCGCCCGAACCCGCGCCGCCCGTGAACATGGGCGAGCCGGAGAAGACGATCGCGAGCCGCGAGCCCTCCTTGTGTTCCTTCGGCTTCACGTCCTCGCGCTTGCTCCACATGTGCTGCAGGAACAGCAGCGCGCCGTCGTTCACGCGCGGCAGCCCGGCACCGAAGCGGCCGTCAAAGCCGCGCTTGTCGCTCTCCCTCTGGATCTCCTTCTGCTGCTTCTTCCAGTCGACGCCGAAGGGCGGGTTGCTCAGGAAGTAGTCGAAGGTCTCGGACGGGAACTGGTCCTCGGTGAAGATGTCGCCGAAGCGGACGTTGTCGCCGCCGCCGTTGTGGCTCACCTCCTTCATGAGCATGTCGGAGGCCGCCGTGGCGAAGGCCCGCTTGTTGTAGTCCTGCCCGTAGGCGTAGAGCTTCGCCTCGGTGTTGTGCTCGCGCAGATAGCGTTGCGCCTCGGCCAGCATGCCGCCCGTGCCGCACGCCGGGTCGAGGAGCTTGCGCACCGTGCCTGCCGTGGCGAGCAGCTTGTCGTCGTGGATGAAGAGCAGGTTGACCATGAGGCGGATCACTTCGCGGGGCGTGAAGTGATCACCGGCCGTCTCGTTCGCGAGCTCGTTGAAGCGGCGGATGAGGTTCTCGAAGATGAGCCCCATCTGCTGGTTCGGCACGTTCGACGGGTGTAGATCGACGTCGGCGAACTTCGAGACCACGAGGTAGAGGATGTTCGCCTCGTGCATCTTCTCGATCTCGGCTTCGAACTCGAAGTACTCGAAGATGCGCTGGACGTTCGTCGAGAAGCCCTTGATGTAGCTGACCAGGTGCTTGTTGATGTTGTCCGGGTCGCCCTTCAGCTTCTCGAAGTCGAGCGGCGAGTGGTTGTGGAAGCGCTGGTCCGCGACCTTGTTCAGCGTCGTGTCGAGTGCGTCGCCTGCGAGCTTGCCGCCCTTGTGCTTCTCGTGCGCGGCGATGACCTTGGCCTTCGTCTCGGCGAGGACGCAGTCGAAGCGACGAAGCACCGTCATCGGCAGCATCACGCGCTCGTACTGCGGCGGGCGGTACGGGCCGCGCAGGAGGTCGGCGATCTGCCAGATGAGGTTCGCGAAGGAGTTGTGATCAGTAGCCATGTTAGACGTCCGTAGAGGAGTCGCGCGCGCGAATCGATAGAGCCCTAGTCATCATCGCGGGCCTCTCCGGATCGCACCGCGACTTTCTGTTGCTCGATCCACGCGTCAATGTCGCCACGTTTGAAGCGCCACTGACCGCGCACCTTGAACGCAGGAAGCTCGCCCCTCTGGGCCATCGTGTACACGGTCTTCTCCGCGACTTTCAGCAGCTGGGCGATCTCGGGTAGTGTGAGAATCTCATCCGGCATTTGGGCGCGGCTCACCTGGGCAGCGGTTGGCAAGCATTGCCAGCCGCCGGCAAAGTACACTAGGCGTGCCGCATGCTCAAATCTCTTTGGAGACTAGCGCCGGAAACGCGTTCGCTGCTCCACCCAAGCCCCCGCATGCGCCACCGCCCGCAGCGTCCGCTCCGCCATCGGCTCAGCCCCATCAACCGCTTCGAGCGCCAGCACGGCCTCCTGCACGTCCGGCGCCAACATCAACAGGTCCAACAGCTGCGTCACCCGCGCCCGCGTCAGCCCGAGCTTCCGCGCCACCGCGGCCCGGTCAGCCACGAGCCCGCCATCGATCGCCCCCTGAAGGTGATGCGCCAGGGCCAGCATCCGAGCCACCTTCGCCGGCCGACGCACGGGCTCAGGCTTCGCAAGCGGCGGCGTATCGGCGATCGCCACGCTCCGACTCTTGTGCCGAAACAACGGCCCCTCGATGGGTCGGAAGACGTCACCGCCGACCTCCTCGACCGCCCCCGCGCGATCGCCGCCCCCAAGCTCCGTCACGCCGCCTCCGTCGTGCTCACCGCGGCGTCGAAGTTCACCAGTTCGACCCGGCACACCCCACTCTCCTCGTCGACACTGACCTTGGCGACCAGCGCCCGCAGCAGCCGACCCCGATTCACGGGCGTCATGCCGCCCCACACCTTTCCGAAGTTGCGCAGCGCCCCCACGAACCAGTCGCGATGGTGCTCGGCGTCGGCGAGGCTCTCCACGTCGCGTTCGGCAGCACGTTGCCTCCGCTCGGCATCAGCAAGCTTGGCGGCCTCGATCCGCAGCTTGTCTTCGACGACCTGCCTGGCGCGGCCCTCGAACGCGCTGAGGTCCTCCATGAGCTTGTTGGTGGTAACCACCGCTTCCGCGATCTGCACGGCCAGCGCAGCGCGCACGTCGGCGAGACGCTTGCGGTCCTTGGCCAAGCGCGCGGTGAGCTTGTCCGCAACGCGCTGCGCGAGCGTGCCGTCCGCGGTGGCCTCGGTGATGCGCTGAAACACGAAGTCCTCGATGGCCTTCGCGGGCAAAGGCCTGCCAGAGCACTGGCGCTTGCCGAACTTGTCCCGCGTCGAGCACCGGTAGAAACGGTAAGACTTGCCGCTCCTCTTGGTCGTCGACGCGGGCGTCATCGCCTCGCCGCACGAGCCGCAGCCCAACAAGCCCCGCAGCACGTACTCGGGATTCTGGCCGGTGACCCGCAGCTCGCGACCTCCCTCGCCGACCAACTCTTGCGCCTGCCGGTAAGTGACGCCGTCGACGAGCGGCGGTTGCTCGCCGCGGAACAGCTCGTCGCCGTACATCATCTGGCCTGCGTAGAGGGGGCTGCGCAGCACGCGCGCGATGCCGTCCTTGGTCCACAGCGCCCCTCGCTTGTGCGTGCGCTTGGTCGTGCGAGGCAAGAGGCCGCGCTGGTTCAGCTCGCGCGCGACGACGGCCATCTGACGGTGGGCGAGCAGCAACGCGAAGGCCTCGCGCACGACGTGGGCCTCGGCCTCGTTCACGACGAGCTTCTTGTCCTTGGCCGAATAGCCGAAGGGCACGGGACCTCCCGTCCACTTCCCCTTGCGGCGCGCATTGGCGATCTTGTCGCGCGTGCGCTCGCTGACCATCTCGCGCTCAAACTCGGCGAACGACATCAACATGGTCATCGTCAGCCGGCCCATCGCGTCGGCCGTCGAGAAGTTCTGCGTGATGGAGACGAACGACGCGCCCACTGCGTTGAGCCGCTCGATCACCTTCATGAAGTCGAGCAGCGAGCGCGAGAGGCGGTCGACCTTGTAGACGACGATGACGTCCACCTTGCCGGCCTCGACATCCGCCATCAGGCGCTTGAACGCGGGGCGGTCGATGTTGGCGCCCGTGAAGCCGCCGTCATCGTAGCGGTCATCTACGAGCGTCCAGCCCGGGGTGCGCTCGATGTACGCGAGGCACGACTCGTACTGGGAGTCGAGCGAGTCTACAAGACCAACCACCAGCTCTTCACCCGCGATGGTGAGGAGGGACTTCAAGCGCTGCATCGCTCGCGACCGCTGCCGCTTGAGGCGTTGGTAGAGACGCTCGCGGGCCACGTCGTCGTCAGGCTCGAGACGCTCGACGTATGCGCGCAAAAGTTCTCGGCGCAGCACCGTCGCCTCGACCACATCGAGTCCGCTCGTGGAGAGACCTTCCTGGATGGCGCGGTAGAGGTGCGGTGCGATTGGGACGACGCCTTGGACGAGCAGCGCCTGACTGATCGCTCGCACCTTCGCGATGTTGCCGGCAGGGTCGAACGCGAATGGATGGCAGACGTAGACGCGCCGTCGCCGAGCTACCTCGCGCCGACGACGACGCACCAGCTCCGCGGCGATGTAGTGCAGACCGTCGAGCACCTCGGCATACGCCTCGCTTGGGTAGTCGCGACCGTCATCGATGCGCCACGGGCCATACTCCCGTCTCCCTTTTTCGAGACGACCGAGCAGCGCATCACAGATCTGGCGCTCGTCTTCCGCTAGTCCGTTGATGCGACCACCAGCGCGCATGCGCTCCAGCAGCCGCCGCGCGACTTCGAGGCCCTCGCAAGCTGCCGGCCGACGTCGACCACGGCATGCCTACCTGGTAGGCCACGGTGGGGGGGCGGGTCAGATTTTCGCGTCCTGCCTCGCTCGCGGTGGAGTGCCTGGTCCCGTTTTCGAGTGGGTCAGTTTCGGGAAACCGAGCAGCCCCGCGATTCGAAACCGAGCGCCGAACAAGAAACCGAGCAAGCAGGCGCGTTCGGTTCTGTTCGGCAAGTAGGTCGCGGACGCGATGCACGCTCAGCAGATGAGCGCCTGGACGGCGCGGAGCAGCTCGTCGTCGGTGGGGTGCGTGTAGATGCTGGTCGTCACGACAGACTTGTGGCGCGCAAACTTCTGGGTGAGCCGCAGGTCCTTCGACGCGCGGTACACGGCGCTGCACCCCGTGTGACGGGTCGAGTGGAAGTTCAAGTGGCGCTCGAACCCGGCTCGCTCCTGCCAGACCCCGAAGGCGTGCCGCAGCTGGCGCGCCGACAGCCTGCGCCCGAGCCGGCTCACGAAGACCGGCGTCTCGGGCGTGATGGTCTCGCCGGCGCGCTTGCGCCTTGCGAGCAGCCGCTCGAGCTTGGCGCGCACAGCGTCGGGCAGCAGCACTTCCTGGAGCGCCGGATCCTTCGCGGAGCGCTTGAACACTCGGAGCACGACGCGGCGCTTGGCGCGGCCCGCGTTGTCGAACACGTCGCCCACGTCGAGCGCGAGGAGCTCGTGCTCGCGCAGCCCGGTTCCCATTGCGAGGCTAAAGATGCAGTGGTCTCGGAAGCCAGCGACATGCTGCCCCGTGACCTTCAACAGCTGCCGCTGCTCCTGCTCAGTCAGTGTCTTTACGGGACGCACGATGGTGTCGGCGTAGGCGGTCATGGCGGCTCCCCTCCACACCCATACACGCTTCCGCTTGCGAAGAAGGCAAGGTCATTCGCGACGTCCCCGAGGGCCGCGTGACGCTCGGGATCGTCAAGCGCACCGAGGCGGAGTTCCAGCAGTGGCTGATGACGGAGCCAGGCTTCGTCACGGCGCTGATGGCGTACGACGACGAGCCCGTCGTCCTCGAGGCGTACCAGCGTGAGTTCCTCACCAACCGCTCGCGGTTCCGGTGGGTCAACAAGAGTCGTCAGGTCGGCTTCTCGTTCCTCTTCGCGCTCGAGGCGCTCGCCCGCTGCCACCTGCGCTCGAAGCACACGGCTGTCTTCGTCAGCTACAACATGGATGACGCGAAGGAGAAGGTGCTCACCGCACGCCAGCTCCACGAGGAGCTTCCGCTCGTGTACCAGAAGCGGCTCGTCGTCGACTCGAAGACGGAGCTCGCGTTCGAGTCGAACGGCGCGACGAAGCGGCTCTCGCGCATCCTCTCGCACCCGTCGAAGGCACCGCGCGGCAAGAAGGGCGACGTCTACCTCGACGAGCTCGCACACTACGTGAACGACCGCGAGGTGTACCGAGGCTCGACGGCGCTCATCCTCCGCAGCAACGGGCAACTCACCGGCTGCAGCACGCCGCTCGGGCGGCGCGGCATCTTCTGGGAGATCGCCAACGAAGAGCTGCGCAAGTATCCGCACCACACGCGGCAGCACGTGCCGTGGTGGCTGTGCCGCTTCTTCACCGCCGACGTGAAGGCCGCCTCCGAGGTCGCCCTCGACATGCCGACGGAGGAGCGTGTCGAACGCTTCGGTCGACCGACGCTCATCGAGCAGTTCGACTCGCTGCCCATCGAGGACTTCCAGCAGGAGTTCGAAGGCAAGTTCGTCGACGAGACGTACAGCTTCTTTCCCTACGAACTGATCCTCCCATGCACCAACGACGACCTGGTGCTCTACGACGAGCCCACCAGCGTGCGCACGCCCGAGGGCCGCATCGTCGCAGGTTTCGACGTCGGCCGAACGCGCGACCGCTCGGAGCTGGCGGTGTTCGAGGAGATCGAGGGTCGCTTCACGGCGCGCATGCTGCGTAGCTTCGAGGGGACACCGTTCGCCGAGCAGGAGGCCGAGCTGCGGAGGCTGCTGGGCACGCTGCCGGTCGCGCGGCTCTCGATCGACCGGAGCGGCATCGGCATGAACCTCGCCGAGAACCTGTCGCGCGACTTCCCGCAGGTCATCGGCGAGAACTTCACCAACGAGTCGAAGGAGCGCTGGGCGACAGACTTCAAGATCGTTCTCCAGCGTCGCGATGTGACGCTGCCACGTGACCGCGAGCTGGTTGGACAGATCCACGCCATCAAGCGGCGCGTGCTCCCCTCAGGCAAGGTCAGCTTCGACGCCGAGCGCAACTCGCGCGGGCATGCGGACAAGTTCTGGGCGGTGGCGCTGGCGTGTCAGAAGGAGCGCACGGTGAGCGGCCCGCGCACCGGCGAGATCGGCGTGCGTGTGCTGGGGTGACCGTCGACTCTTGCAGAGAGCGACCGAAATCGCGCTCATTGCAGCCCACGCCCATGACGCGACTCGCGCGCTTCAGCAGCGCTTGCCACGCGAACCTACTTTCCACACAGCGCGAGCCCCTCCGCAATCAACCGCCCCAACGACACCCGCATGTCCTCGCCGGAAAGCTCAGACAGTCGCTCGTCGCGTGCCCAGATCGGCTCGATACTCGGATAACGGCTGGCTGCCGTGCCATTCAGCGCGAAAGCCCGGCCATCCGAGGTGCGAAGGATGACGGAGTTGGGCCGTACGCAGAGCAACTCGCCTGCATCGACAGTCAATAGCCATTCATCGCCGTACTGAGCGCGGTGCACGTGTGAGCGGCTCTCGGAGTGGGATGCCAGGGGAGAAGTGCTTGAAGTCAAACGGGGCTTGGTGGGCGCACCTATCAGACCGACGGCGAGATAGATCGCGCCACCGAGGATCGCCCACCTACCCATGCGAGCACTCCAGGAAGCTCCCGCCCACGTTCCTGTCGTGTTCATCGTCTGTCCTTTCACCGCCGCTCGCGTGAGCACGTTGGTGACGGCAGCACTGTGACGCTTCCCGGTGCGGCGAACGCAAGCGTAAGGTTGAGCGAACCTTGGCAATCTTCAGCAACCCTGTGCCGGCCGTGCTCCGGGTCTGCAGAGGCTCGCCTACTCCGGTCGGGTGGTGCTGGCGCGCTTCGCGCGTGCGCCGCCAACGGTGATGGGCGCAATGCCTATCCGCAGCGAGAACCCGATGTCGAACGACCCGCCCACCCCCTCCCAACGCCCACTGGGTCCGGAGCTCTTGGTGCACCGCGAATGGCTGGCAGAGTTTCGTTAGAAACGACTCAGCCCCGGTCTTCACCCCAAGTCGATCAAGTTTATTTGTTTGATTCTCTTGACCCCGAACCTGGAGCAATGTACAAAGTTCAAAGCTGGAGGACTTGGCGTCCTTCGCGATCGAGAACGAGTCATGTTGCGGCACAGCGAACATAAGAAAGCGCAGAGGCAAGCGTTGCTCGGGTGGTGCCCGAGCAATGACGCAAGCCCCGTGCTCTCCGTGCGTGCCCTGCCAGCGGCCACCACTGGCAATTTCGCGCGCCAGGAGGGCCTTCCCTAGGGCGGTTCGATCGTTCATCGAGTGACGAGTTCGACCGCCCCTGGCCACGCCACGGGCGGTTTTTCTTTTGTCTTTTCAGGCATTTTGGGGCTCCCAAGGGAGGCCCGAGTTCAAACGACAGCGAGCAGGATGTGCGGTTACGCAAGGGAGGAGTGATGGGACACCGAATGAAACCGGAGCCGACCATTCCTCACCAGCGGGGTCGTAGCTCAACAGGCAGAGCATCCGGCTTTTAACCGGGCGGTTGTGGGTTCGAGTCCCATAGGCCCCACCACGGATCCGTAGCTCAACAGGCAGAGCACCCGGCTCTTAACCGAGGTGTTGGGGGTTCAATTCCCTCCGGGTCCACCGCGCTTTCATTTCATGAAAGCGAACAATATTGGTGCGTATTCAAACGTACTAACGAGCGAAATCAAAACGCATTGTTTTGATATTCGGGAGTCGTCCAGCGGCAGGACGCCTGGCTCTGACCCAGGTAACGGGGGTTCGAATCCCTCCTCCCGAACCAACGTCGCTTGCAGCGATCTTTGACAATCGAGAGAGACTTTTCGTGCGGCGCGCTGGGTGTAGCGAGCCACGGCGCGCCGCACATCCTTTTGCACGGTAGCTCAATGGTAGAGCGGCGACCTGTTAAGTCGACAAATGGAGGTTCGAGTCCTCCCTGTGCAGCCAAGGCGAATGCTGAAGGGACTACATCGACCGCTAATCGACGTCTCTTCGTTCCTCGTCGCCGTTGATAGGTCGGGCGCTGGGACGCAGGCGGGCCTCCAAAACCTGCCGCGCGAGGTTCGATTCCTCGACGACCTGCTGAAACATATGTTCTGTGATCGCGATGCGCATGCACGTCTGAAGACGCACGCGCGCATCGCGAACGCAGACAACATGAGAACTCGCTGGGGCCGCGGTCCAGTTCGGAGTGGACGCCTGCTTGTCACGTAGGAGAGCGCGGGTTGACTAGGGTCCTACGGACCCGTCCTTCACCTGGAATCGTGCAGCTACGTGGACTGCGTCCACTTCGCCTCGCACGATTCCACGCGAAACCAAGTCCCGTCGGCCCCGCCAATGTCACGATAGCTCAGTGGGTAGAGCGCTCGCTTGAAGCCCGAGAGGCACTGGTTCAACTCCGGTTCGTGGCACCACGCTCCTTCGCAGCGTCATCGACGATGCAGGAGGGGCACTCAGGGTCATCGTCCAAGGAGGGCGCCCCGGTCTGGAGCCGGGTGGCGGTGGGTTCGATTCCCACGGCCCTGACGAACGATTTTTTGGGCGAATGCAGTAGGGACTACATCGGCATTTAACCGCGTGGTCGCGGGTTCAACTCCCGCCGTTCATCCGCAAGGGTGCGCGTAGCTCAGTGGTAGAGCGCGTACGTGTCTCTGCGTTCCTCGTCGCCCATTTTTTCTGGTGGCCGATCCCGAAGTGGTCGAGGGCCCCGGCTGTGACCCGGGGGTAAGGCGGTTCAAGTCCGCTCGGTCACCCTGCTTTCCGCCTGTCGTCCAATGGTCAGGACTCCCGTCTGATATGCGGGCAACGATGGTTCGATTCCATCCAGGCGGACCACTCGCTCGGCGCGGAGATAGCGCGTGTTCGCGATATCTCTGCGGCCGTTTCGCCGGGCGGCGTGCGCTCGCGTGCACGCTGGAGCTCCGAGCTCGACGCCCGCGCACTCGCGTGCGTGCGGTTGGCAACCACCATGGTCCGGTAGCTCAGTCAGGTAGAGCGTCTGTATGACATGCAGAAGGCCGCGGGTTGACTAGGGTCCTCCGGACCCGTCCTTCGCCCGGAATCGTGCAGCTGCGTGGACTCACGTCCACTTCGCTCCGCACGCTTCCACGCGAAACCGACGCCCGCCTGGACCACCATCACGGGGCTGTAGCTCAGCAGGGAGAGCGCTGTCGTGGCACGGCAGAGGCGGCGGGTTCGAGACCCGCCAGCTCCACAAACAACGGGGAGGCATGTACCAAGGGGGCGAGCTGGCCCTGCAAGTCGGCTGCGGTGGGTTCGATTCCCATCCTCTCCACCCGTTTCGCGCCCGAAGTGTTTTCGGCGGCACCCCTGGCTTCCAACCAGGAGGGGCGGGTTCGAGTCCCGCCGGGCGCTCAAGTCATTACCTCTGTGGTCCAACGGAAGGGCGTCGGTCTTCTAAACCGAAAGGTGGCGGTTCGAGTCCGTCCAGGGGTGCCATCGCTTTTTACCCACGTAGCTCAACGGAAAGAGTCCCCGGCTTCGGTTTCGGGTGGAATCGTGCGCAGCGGAACGGACGACAAGTCCGTGGAGCCGCAGGATTCCGGCCGAAGGACGGGTCCGCAGGACCCTAGTCAACCGGTGGGGTGGGGGTTCAAATCCCTCCGTGGGTGCCAATGTCCTCGTAGCTCAGTGGATAGAGCGCCGGCGTGCGAAGCCGGGACTGCCGGAGGTTCGACTCCTCCCGAGGACGCCATTTTCGCGGGGAGGGCCGGCGCCCAGCGAGGCCTCATAAGCCTCTGCCCGTCAGGTTCAACTCCTGGCCCCGCAACAGTATCCCCGCTGACGATCGGATCGACGCGCCTCTCATACGGGCGACGGCGGCGGTTCGACTCCGCCCGGCGGGACCAACGGGATGTGGCGCAGTTGGAAGCGCGCCGGTCTGGGGGACCGGAGGTCGCCGGTTCGAGTCCGGCTATCCCGACCAAACTTCGCGGGGTTCGCTCTCTGGGAGAGCGCCTGCCCTACAAGCAGGACGAGCTGGGTTCGATTCCCAGACCCCGTACCAAAAGCCCGGGTGACGGAACACTGGCAGACGTGCAGCGTTGAGAGCGCTGCGGGGCTCGTCCCCGTGCAGGTTCGAATCCTGTCCTGGGCACTGATCGCTCGCGTGGCGGAACGGGCAGACGCGGTCGGCTTAAGTCCGACTGCCCCTCGGCGGGCATGGGGGTCCGACTCCCTCCGCGAGCACACTTTGCCGGGATGGCGGAATCAGGCAGACGCGCTGGGCTTAGAACCCAGTGACCCTTGAGGTCGTGCAGGTTCGACTCCTGTTCCCGGTACCAACTTTGCGGACTTGGCGGAACTGGCAGACGCGCCTGACTCAAGCTCAGGTGAGCTCTCAGCTCATGGGGGTTCAAGGTGTCCCGCGGCGAACGCCGCAGGCACCTCGTTGTTGGTCAGCACGCCCCTCCGGAGCGTCCTGACCAACTGCGACTCCCCCCGTCCGCACAATGGCTCTCATCGCTGAGGAGGTGAAGCGCCAAGGAGACTGTGACCATGAGAACGCTCGTACTGGACCACGGCTACCAGCCGCACCGCATCGTCAGCTGGCAACGCGCCGTCATCATGCTGTTCGATGGTAAGGTCGAGATCGTCGAAGAGTACGACGAGCCGATCCGCTCGGTGAGCATCACCATCAAGATGCCTGCCGTCGTACGCATGCTGCGCGCGGTGCGCGGTCGTAGACGCGCAATCAAGTTCTCGCGCATCAACGTCGCCACGCGAGACGACTTCCGCTGCCAGTACTGCGGCGGCAAGTTTCCCCTTCGTCGACTCACTCATGACCACGTCGTGCCCCGTTCCCAAGGCGGACGCACCGCGTGGGACAACATCGTGATGGCTTGCTACCCGTGCAACGAGGCCAAGAGAAATCGGACGCCTGAGCAAGCTGGAATGAAGCTGCGCAAGCAGCCCGTGAAGCCCTCGTGGCTTCCGGTGATCGCATTCCATGTCGACGCGACGCACAGCATTCCCGATGCCTGGGCCAACTGGCTCTACTGGCACGGGGCGCTTGAGGAAGGCTCGTGAGAGCAAGCCTCGCACCTTCCGACCGGACGGCGGACCCGCGGTAGTCTTCGATGGCTCCGACGCCGCCGCCGTCCTGGTCGGAAACCTTTCGGAGCATAGCGCAGTCTGGAAGCGCGCCTGGTTCGGGACCAGGAGGTCGTGGGTTCAAATCCCACTGCTCCGACCAGATGGAGGTCGTTCTGACCTCCTTACTTTTTCCGCGGCGAATGCATGCGGGACTACATCACCCTGGTGAACTCGGTTCGATTCCGAGCCGATCCTGATGGAGCGGTCGTCTAACGGTAGGACCCCAGGCAAACGTCTCGCGACGACTCGTCGCCGCCTTTGGAAGGTCACGTGGCAGTGGTGCCACACCGGCTTCGAAACCCGGGGGCGTCATCGACGCAGAGGTTCATGGTTGATCGTTCGGCTCTGCCAAACGGTCAACCATGGGATGCCTCGCGATGCTCGGACATCAGCGACTCCTCGGCCTTCCGCCATTCCAGGAGGACACAGTAACGGTGGTCGTCACGACCGGCTGCTACCCGGTTGGCGCGTTCGCGTCGAGGTTCGACTCCTCTGTCCTCCGCCAATGTTCGCGACCAAGGTGTTGACGGCTGCACGCTGCCCCGCCACGGCGGAAGCGCGGGTTCGATTCCCGCTGGTCGCTCCATTCTGTCCCTGTCTTCTAGCTGGACAAGGATCCCGGGCCCTCAACCCGGAGACGGGGGTTCAACTCCCCCCAGTGACGCCACAGCACGAGTTCTCTCTCGATCGTCAAAGACCGCTGCGCGCGAATACCTACGGAGATCACCATGGTACTCAAGGCATTGTTCAAGAGCGCAGCTCGGTCCGCACCCAAGGCGACCAGCGTCAACCACGAGAACGCCCCGGCGTATGCGCTCGACTCGCGTACTGCGCTCGCGCAGCTCGCGGCGACCGGCTGCTTCGGAAGCACGTTCTACGTGACCGGCCAAGAGCAGCTCGACAAGGTGCTTGAGCACGCGGGTCGTTGTGACCCGGTGTTCGTGGCCAAGGTCGCTGTGTACGCGCGTGAGCGTGGCTTCATGAAGGACATGCCGGCGGTGCTGCTCGCGCATCTCGCGACGCGGGGTGCGGAGGGCATCGCGGCCATGAAGGCGGCGTTCCCGCGCGTGGTCAACAACGGACGAATGCTTCGTGCGTACGTCCAGGTCATTCGCTCCGGGCAGCTGGGTCGAAAGTCCTTGGGTACGGCGCCGAAGAAGGTCGTGCAGCGTTGGCTTGGCGCGCGCTCGGCGATGAGCCTGTTCTCAGACTCGGTCGGAAACGATCCGTCACTCGCTGATGTGATCAAGATGGTCCACCCCACGCCGACCTCGGACGAGCAGCGGGCGATGTACGGCTACCTGCTTGGTAAGCCCTACGACGTCGAGAAGCTTCCGTACACCGTGCGGTCGTACGAGGCCTGGAAGCGCGGCGAGGGTGATGGTTCGGTGCCGAAGGTGCCGAGTCTGATGCTCGCCGGACTGCCACTGGGCAAGAAGGAGTGGACGGAGATCGCAAAGCACGCACGTTGGCACGAGACGCGAATGAACCTCAACACGTACCAACGCCACGGCGTCTTCGACGACGAGGCGTTGGTGAAGCTCATCGCGTCGCGTCTCGCAGACAAGGATGAGGTGCGGGCGGCCAAGGTCTTCCCATACCAACTCTTGGTGGCCTGGAAGACGGCGTCGGAAGTCCCGGCCCTGATCCAGAACGCCCTGCAAGAGGCCATGGAGCACTCACTCGAGAACATCCCGGAGATCGACGGTCAGGTGGTCATCTGCCCAGACGTCTCCGGCTCCATGCAGAGCGCGGTGACGGGCTACCGCAAGGGCGCCACTAGCACGGTGCGATGCGTGGACGTCGCGGCGATGATCTCGGCGGCGCTCTTGCGGAAGAGCCCGTTGGCGCGCGTCATCCCCTTCGAGCAGGACGTTCGCTCTATCCGACTCAACCCTCAGGACTCAGTCATGACCCTCTCACAGCAGCTCGCATCGATCGGCGGTGGCGGAACCAGCTGCTCGGCGCCGCTGTCGCTCCTGAACAAGGAGAAGGCGAAGGTCGACGCCGTGATCTACGTCTCTGACAACGAGTCGTGGGTCGATGCCCAAGACAAGAGCGGCTACCAGCGCGGCACCGCGATAATGGAGGAGTGGACCAAGCTCCGTCAGCGCAACCCGCAGGCGAAGCTCGTATGCGTTGACCTTACTCCCAACACCCACAAGCAGGCGATCGATCGGCCGGACATTCTCAACGTCGGGGGCTTCTCCGACGCGGTGTTCGACGTGACCGCCCAGTTCATCAAGGCCGAGGGCCAGGCACCTTGGGCTGAGGTGATCGACCGAACTGAACTGTAAACGGGGGCGGACGTGCGCCGCCCAAATGCCGGCGGGGCCGTCAAACCCTTGTCGCGTTCTACGCTCTCGATGCGTTGGTGGTGACGCACCTGTCTCGTAATCAGGAGAACGGGGTTCGATTCCCCGCGAGAGCTCCATGCCGCCGAAGACTCTGATGGTTCGGGTCGCCAGGTTTTCACCCTGGAGGTCGCCGGTTCGATTCCGGTCGGCGGTGCCACAATCGGGGCTGGTCTAACGGCAGGATGCCGGACTTTGAATCCGTGCGGTGGGGGTTCGAATCCCCCGCCCCGAACCATATGCGTCACGGGGGCGCCGGCGGCTGCGAACGGGGCGCGCGAGGAGCGCCGCGCGCACGGTCGCGCTCGCTGCTTGGCAACGACGTGAGGCTACTCGTTGATGGCTTCGATGCCCTGTGCAGCAAGCCGCGCAAGCCCGTCCTTCATCGCTTGGAGCTGCTCGGGCGCGTGGCCCTTCCAGTCGATGATCTCGCCGATCACCCGGATCGGCGCCCGCGTGCGGAAGGACCTCGTCGGGTTCCCGGGGAACTTCTTGTCGGTGAGGTTCGGGTCGTCTTCGATCGGCCCCGAGGGTTCGACGATGTAGATGCGGCCTGGCCCGTCACCGATCGCCAGCTCGGCGCCCCATGTGGCGGCGTCCAGGGTGCCCGTCAGGTACACGAAGGCGGCGTTCTTCCTCTCGCCATAGTTGGACGAGCGACCGGCCTCGATCAGGTCGCCTGGCTTCAGGTCGGCCTTCGTGCCGTGGAGGTAGCCCGGCGTCCCGGAGCTGTCCGTCCACACCTTGAAGGGCTCGGGTGTCGGCATCGTCATCGGCAGTCACTGTACGCCGAGCCTCACTGACTGTCCCCGCCATTCGCGCCCCGAGGCTTTGCCCTTGCCGGAGGCGAGGCGCGCGGTCCAGCTGCTCGGTGCCCAGGTGGACTGCCTCCTCGCAGGCTGGCCAAGCGCCTCGCCTCCGCTGATTCGCGGAGTCCACCATGCGGCGTACGCTCACGACCTTCGTCATCCCGGCAGGCAAGCCTGCGGGCGCTCCGCCCGAGCCTGGACCGCAAGTCGAGCTCGAAGCGCCCACCGAGGACGGGCTCCTGGCCGCCGCGCATAGCGCAATCGCCGAGCGCGGGCTGCGGCTGCGCTCCATGTCGTTCACTCCGACGGGGCTCGTCGCCTACGCGGAGGCGGCCGGGTGATGACGCCCGAGGCCTTCCACACCGCCGAGCGCGACCTCCAGACGATCCTGAAGGCGATCGTTGTGGGGGCCCGCGTACAGGACCCTGCGAGCCGGCCCGGTGGTGAAGATGCATCGACGGCGTTCGCGGCGGCGGGGGCGCTCTTGCCGCCCTACGATCCGGAGACGCTGTGCCTGCTCGTCGAGCACTCCAACTCACTGCGTCAGAACGTTGACGCGTACGCCACCAACATTGATGGCTTCGGCTACCGCTTCGAACCCGCGATTGACCTCGACACCGAGGACGCGCGCGAGAAGGTGGCCGACACGTTGATGCTCGAGCGCCTCGCCGCGCGGGAGGCCGGCACATTGCCCGAGGGGATGGCAATCTCTCCGAGCGCCGAAGAGACGTCGTCGCGTCTCGCCGAGCTGCGCCAACTCGCGCGCGTCGAGCGGGCGCGCCTTGATGCGTTCTTCGACTTCGCCTGCTTCGACCACTCCTTCGTCGACCTGCGCCGCCGTACGCGACAGGACCTCGAGGTCACCGGCAACGCCTTTTGGGAGGTGCTGCGCGACGGTAAGGGTGACCTCGCGCGGCTCGTCTACGTGCCGTCGTACACAGTGCGGCTGCTTCCACTCGATCGCGACGCCGTCGATGTCAGAGAGCGCGTGCGCGTCTCGCCGGTGAGCTTCGACACCGTGAGCGCACGGCGGCGGATGCGTCGCTACGTACAGATCCAGAGCACCGAGTGCGTGTACTTCAAGTCGTTCGGCGACCCGCGCGTGGTGTCGCGCTCGACGGGTCGCGTCTTCGACGACATCGCCGCGCTCAAGGCGGCCAGGCCCGACGACGGCCCAGCCACCGAGCTGCTCCACTTCGCCATCCACTCACCGCGCTCGCCCTATGGCGTGCCGCGCTGGGTGGGCACGCTGCTGTCCGTCCTCGGCTCGCGGCAGATGGAGGAGGTCAACTACCTCTACTTCGAGAACAAGAGCGTGCCACCGATGGCACTGCTCGTCTCCGGAGGAAGGCTCTCCGAAACTTCGGTTCCGCGCATCGAGCGCTTCATCGAGGAGAACCTCAAGGGCAAGGCGAACTTCCACAAGATCCTCATCCTCGAAGCGGACGGCGCGGGCACCGGCGACGGCGGGCGCGCGAAGATCGAGCTGCGTCCGCTCACCGACGCCCAGCAGCAGGACGCGCTTTTTCAAGTCTACGATGAGCGCAACATCGACAAGGTGGGCAGCGCGTTCCGTCTGCCGCGCCTCTTGCGCGGCGAGAGCAAGGACTTCAACCGCGCGACCGCCGAGAGTGCGCTGCGCTTCGCCGAGGACCAGGTCTTCCAGCCCGAGCGCGACGAGTTCGACTTCCTGATGAACCGCAAGCTGCTCGCGGACATGGGCGTGCGCTTCTGGCGCTTCCGCTCCCAGACTCCTGTGACGCGCGACCCGGAGCGCATGACCGAGATGGTCGAGCGACTCGTGCGCGTCGGCGTGCTGACGCCGGAGGAGGGACGCTTGCTCGCGGGCGACATCTTCAACCGCGAGTTTCGGAAGATCGGGGACGACTGGACCAAGCGCCCCATCACGCTGACGCTCGCCGGCATCCAGACCGGCGTGGAGGATCTGAAGCCCAAGGCCGTGAATCCCGAGGCGCTGTTGCCGAGCGCGAAGCAGCTCCTCGCGTTGCGCGAAGACCTCCGCGCGGAGGAGGACAGGCTCGCCGCCGGGCGGCTCGACCTCGCGCGCCGCTACCAGGACGTCGAGCGCGTGAGGGTGCCACCCGACGAGTTTTCCAGATGGTTTGGCGAGGTGTCCGATGCGACCTGAGCATCAGCATGCGTGGGTGCAGCAAGCCCAGCTCGACGCCGAGCGTGGTGTCATCACCTGCCGCATGTGCCAGCGCCACGCGGGGCTTGACGAGACGACCACATTCTGGCGCAACGGCCTTTTGGTCTTCGCGCTCTGCGACCGCTGCGCCTCGTGCCACGAAGTCGTGTTCTCGCCCACGGAGGCGGGTGTCGAGGTGCGGGCCAAGCAGAGAGGCCCGCTCATCGTTCGAGGGCGTCCATGAAGATCAACCCTTCAAGCAAGCGCCCGTGCCGCCTCGAGCGCGGTGATGTGCGGCGCGTACCGCAGGAGCGGCGCGCGATGCTGGTTGGCTACCATCTCTGCTGTCCGCGCTGCGGGTTCGTGTGCGTCGCCCTGGTCGGCCATGATGACCTGGTGATCACGGAGGGCGAGGACAACGACATCGTCACCTTCTCGTCCGCGGTGCGCTGCGTCTTCTGTCGCGTGCTCATTCATCTCGATGGGGGCGAGCTGCGACTTGAGGAGGACGCCGATGTGCGCAACGTCCGTTACCGTTGAGCCGCTCGTGCTGGTGCACGAGGCACGCGTCGCCGCGGACGAGATCGCGGAGCGCTTCCTCGGCACGCCGATCGCCAAGGCCATGGACCTCGGCAGCGCGGCGGGCTTCGACCGCGCGGTGGTGCTCCTCGCCGCGCGCCTGCGCCGCGCCACGGGCAAGGCAGACGTAGACGCAGTCCGGGAGGCCGTGGTCGTGCTCGACGTCGACTGGAGCCGTACGACCGCGGGCGAGCGGCGCCGGCTCGTTGCCGAGGCACGGGCCGCCGCAGGTCGCACCACCGCGATCATCCCGTCGCGCATCCAAGCTCCACTCGGTGACGCCGCCGAGTCGGTCGTCACAGCGACCCGTACGCAGGCGCGGCGGGCGCAAGGGCTCGCGATCGGCGCCGACTTCAACGCGCTTGATCGACGCATCGTTCGGCACGTCGTCGCCTCACAGGGCAACTTCGTACGGGACGAGTATGGGCGGCGCCTCGATGCGTTCGGGGAGCAAGCGCGCGCCGTCGTCGCGGCGGGCCTCGAGCAGGGGCTCGCACGCGATGACATCGCCGCGAACCTTGAGCGTGCAGCCCGAGCGGCCCTCGTCGAGCGCGCACCGTTCTACTGGGAGGTCGTCGCGAGCTCGTTCATTGGCCAGGGGCGCTCGTTCGCGCAGATGAGCAGCTACGCGGAGGCGGGCATCCAGCGGTACCGCATCGAGGCCGTCCTTGACGAGCGCACGACCCACATCTGCCGCTACCTGCACGGTAAGACCTTCGCCGTGGCGGACGCACTGCGGCGCTTCGAGCGCATCGATCAACTGGAAGATCCCGAGGACATCAAGAGAGCGATGCCCTGGGTGCGTGAGGCGCCCGACGCCGAGACTGGCCGCACGCGGCTTTACGTGAACGGCAGCTCCGGGCGGACCGAGCTCGCCGAGGTGCGGCGTTCGGGCGTGGGGGCGCGAGACGACCGGGGCGACTTCCGCGCGCTAGCCAGCGACAGCGAGCTTAGCGAGGTCGGTATCGGGTTCCCTGGGTACCACGCGCTCTGCCGCACGACGACACTCGCGCTCGTTTGAGCGCGTCGATCACACCGCGTCGAACTCAGGGCGGAAGCGCACGACCCCCCACACGCCGTCGAGCCCATCCGGCGAGAGGCGCTGAACGAAGAAGACCTCGTCCGGCACCGGTTTTTCCCACCGGAGGTTGTGGCTGCTGGCCCGCACGAAGCCGTGGCGTGGGTAGTAGTCGGCGTGGCCAAGGACCACGCACAGTGGGTGCCCAGCGGCCCCAAGACGCCGCAGCCCCTCTTCGATGAGCTTGCCACCGATGCCTTGGCGTTGATGAGCCGGCGAGACGGCCATCGGCGCGAGTCCGACTCCTTGGGCCGCGCGCGCCTCCGACTCGATGACGACGGGTGAGAACGCGATGTGGCCGATGACTTCGCCACTCGCCACCGCCACGAGCGACAGGCTGAGCGCCGCGTTGGCTCGCAGGGCATCGACCAGTCGCGCTTCGCCGTCGGTCTCGAACGCCGACACGTTCAGAGCGCGGATCGCGGCGATGTCGGCAGGCGTCTCTTCGCGGATCTCAATCTGCATCGCGAACGCCATACCACGTGTCCCCTCCACGTGCGGGCGGCTGCTTTGCCCCAACGGAGGTCGACGCATGCCCGAGACTGCGAAGCCGCGCGCGCCAGAGAGCCGCGCCCCGGATCAGGGGAACGGCACGGCATCGTCCGCGGCAGCGCGGCAGCAGAAGCGCTACGAGCCGGTCGTTTGGCCGCGCGACTTGAACGCGCCCTCCACCGACCAGCCGGCGTGGGGCTCCGACCCGGAGGCGCTGCGCGATGGGTGACCGCCGCGATGCCGCCATCGCCCACGCGCGCCGCATCCTCGCAGCGAACCAGCGCGCGCGCCAGGAGGTCGAGAAGACCATCTGGGGATCGCCCGCAGGCAAGAAGCGCCTGGCAGACCGCCTGGTGGCGATGCTCCCGGCGCACAAGACCTACGTCGAGCCCTTCGCCGGCAGCGCTGCGGTGCTGTTCGCCAAGGAGCCCTCGGAGGTCGAGGTCATCAACGATGCGGACCTCGAGATCGCGGACGCCTACCGGCTCATCAAGAAGCTCTCGTCCGAGGGGCTCGCGAAGCTGAAGAAGCTGCCGTGGGTCGGCGACGAGGAGACCTTCAAGCGGCTCCTCGACGTTGAGCCCGAGGACGACGTCGAGCGGCTGCACCGCTTTCTGTACCTGACGCACTTCTCCCACGGGAAGATGCGCGGCAAGAGCTTCAGCCCGACCGTGGTTGGCGTCGAGGCGACGACCATCAAGCGCATCGAGAAGTTCGCGCCGCGCCTGAAGAAGGTGAAGGTCTACGGCGGCGACTACGAGAAGGTCGTTCGCAAGTACGACAGTAAGGACACCGTCTTCTTCCTCGATCCGCCGTACCCCGGCTACAACGTGGACGTTGGCGAGAGCGAGTTCGACGAGGAGCGCTTCTTCAAGCTGCTCAAGTCGCTCAAGGGCCGTTTCCTCATCACCTACGGCATCCGGGGCAAGTTCCCGGAGCTGGTGAAGGACAGCGATTTCTGGACGAAGCGCATTCGCACCCGCCGCTCCATCGCGCACATGCGGGGCGTCGGCGGCAGCTCCGTGCTGACGCAGCTCCCGGTCGCGAACTACGAGCCGACCACCAAGGCGCTCGACGACGAATTCGCCCTCGACGACTGGGACGACGCACTCGACGACGGCGCTGACGACGTCGAGAAGGCGCAGCCCTTCGGTACGTTCGGCGGTTCGTTCCACTACGCGAAGCGCATCGTGCCGCTCATCCCAGCGCACAAAACCTACGTCGAGCCCTTCGCGGGCGCGGCGGCGGTGCTGCACGCCAAAGACCCGAGCGACAAGGAGGTCATCGCGGACCTCGACGACGACGTGGTGTTCCTCCACCGGAGCATCAAGGCAATGACGCCCGAGCGCGTCGAGGAGCTGCGCCGCCGCTTCGAGTGGACCGTCACGCAGGAGAGCTTCGAGAAGGCCCGCGACATGACGCCGAAGGACGATGTCGCGCGCTTCTACAAGCTGGTGTTCGTGCGCACCCACGCGCGTGACTGCCGCCCCGACGGTACGCACCCGGCGCAGCAGCACCTCGGCTCGACGACGAACCCCGAAAAGTACCTCAGAGCCGCCGAGCGCCTGAAGGGCGTGAGCATCCTGCGGCAGGACTACCGCAAGACGATCAGCGCCTACGACAGCAAGGACACGTTCTTCTTCATCGACCCGCCGTACCCCGGCGAGTGGTTCGACAAGGACAAGGTCATCGATCTCAACGAGTTCATCGACACGCTGGCGAAGGTCGAGGGCAAGTTCATCGCGGTCCTCAACCCCACGCCCGAGAACGTGGCGGCGTTCAAGAAGGTCGGGCACGTCTTCCGGCTCAAGGTGCGCGAGGCCTCGGGGCGCGGCGGCGCCAAGCAGGCCATGCGCCTCTTCGTCGCCAACTTTCCGGTGCGCAAGGCACAGGAGTTCGAGCTCGTCGCCAAGTGCGAGCACCTGCCGCTTGATCCCGGCGTCGATGCCCTGGTGTTCGACAAACCCTCGCGCCTCGTGAAGGGCATCGACCCGAACGACGAGCGCTTCGTGCTGGGCATCGTGCTCGAGCCGGAGGTGGTCGACGCGCAGGGCGACATCTACTCGCCTGAGGAGATCCGCGCGGCCGCCCACCGTTTCATGGAGGACTTCGGCGGTCTCGGGCTGATGCACCGGCTTCGCGTGAACGGGCAGGTGAAGGTGCTCGAGAGCTACCTCGCGCCCACCGACTTCACCATCGGCGAGCTCGCGGTCCGCAAGGGCACGTGGCTCCTCGCGGTGCGCGTGCTCTCCGACGAGCTGTGGGAGCGCGTGAAGTCTGGCGACCTCACGGGTTTCTCCATCGGCGGCTCAGCGCGCCGAGTGCCCGAGCCCGCTCCCGTTCAGACGTCGGAACAGCCGACCAACAACCAGCCACCCTCGGAGGCCTCCGCATGACGACGCCGATAAGCAAGGCGGATGACGGCGTGCATCGCCTTGTCGACATGGTCGTCGAGGAGGTCTCGCTCGTCGACCGCGCCGCCAACAAGCACCGCTTCCTGATCGTGAAAAGGGATGACGCAATGGACGACGACAACACCACTGACAGTACGACCAACGATCCGTCGCCGCCCGCTGCGCCCACGGCGAAGCTCGACGACAACTCGGCGCTGAACGCCGCCCTCGCGGCCCTCGAGAGCCTGACGGGGCTCGTCGAGCTGCTCGGTGATCTCGGCGCAGACCAGGCTGACGCGCGGCTTGCCGGGCTCGCCGAGGAGCTGCGCAGCGTCGCCATGCAGCTTCTCGATCGCACCGACGGAGATGGCGTTCAAGAGACCGACGATGGCGTCGAGGCGCGTGTGAAGAGCGAGCCCGCGACGTTCGCGGCCAGCGTCACCGCCGCGAAGCAGGCGCTCGCGCGGCTCGGCGAGTTGGCGAAGCAGGTGCCCGCGAAGGCCGACAAGCCCGCTGAGCCGAAGCCCGAGCCCGCCCCGGCGGCGAAGACCGTCGCGGCCGACGTGACCGAGTCGCTCGCGAAGCTCGCCGATTCGTTCCGCGCGCTGTCGGAGACCGTGAAGGAGCAGCAGCAGCGACTCGGGCGCGTCGAGAAACAGTTCGGACTGCCCAACAGCGCAGCGCCTGCCGAGCGCGTCTCGAGGGCCACCGTCGAGGACGTGGGATGGCCGCTCGATCTCAACAAGCCCAAGGACCGGGAGAGCGTCGACAAGTCGGTCTCCTTCCACGACCTCTGATTTCCGCCGGAAGGAGACCCTCATGAGCCACCTCAGTAACCGTTCCATCCTGGAGAAAGCCGACCTCGCGCTCGCCGACCTGACGGCGGGTGGCGGTCTGCTCCAGCCCGCGCAGGCGCAGAAGTTCATGCGTCTGCTCATCAAGCAGTCCGTCCTCTTGCAGCTCGCGACCGTCGTCCCGATGGCCTCGCCGAAACAGCAAATCTCGAAGATCAAGTTCGGTGCGCGCGTGCTGCGCCCGGGCCAGGAGGGCACCGCGCTCGGCGCCGTCGATCGCGTGAAACCTGATCTCTCCGATGTCGAGCTCGACGGCAAGCTGTTCAAGGCCGAGGTGCGCCTCTCCGACGAGGTGCTCGAGGACAGCATCGAGCGCGGCGAGCTGCGCCAGACCATCATGGAGATGCTGGCCGACGCCATCGCGCGCGACATGGAGGACGTCGCCATCAACGGCGACACGGCCGCAGTCGACCCGTTCCTCGCGACGATGGACGGCATCCTCAAGCAGGCGACGAGCAACGTCGTGGACGCTGCGGGCACGCCGATCACGAAGGACCTGCTTCGCGACATGCTGAAGACCCTGCCGAGCGAGTACCTGCGCGACAAGAAGGCGATGCGCTTTCTGTCGAGCGTCGACGCTGACCTCGGCTACCGCAACACGCTGGCCGACCGCGCCACCATCGCGGGCGACCGCTTCCTCGAGGACGATACGCCGGTGCTCTATTCGGGCGTGCCTCTTCAACCGATCCCGCTCTTCCCGGAGAACCTCGGCGTGGGCCGCGACCAGACGGCCATCGTGCTGTGCAACCCGAAGAACGTTCACGTCGGCATCTGGCGGAACATCCGCTTCGAGTCGGACCGCGACATCTCGGAGGGCACGCTGAAGATCGTCGCGACGCTCCGCTTCGACGTGAAGTTCGCCGAGGAGCCGGGCGTGGCCAAGGCCATCAACGTGCAGCTGAGCTGAGGAGAACAAGACATGACCGACACCCTGCTGGTTCGCCTCAAGCCCTACGACCCGCGACGCGGCTTCGTGCTGCGTCGCTTCACCTACGCCGGCATCCGCTTCCAGGACGCGCGGGGCTGGTACCGCGTCGAACGCAAAGTCGGCGAGCACCTGCGTGCCGTGCGTACGGTGCCCACCGACCCGTACGCGCCGCTCGCGTTCGATGTCTGCACCGAGGCCGAGGCGAAGGCGCTCGATGCGGGCGAGAGCGAAGCCTCGAAGCTCAAGCGCAGCGCCACCGACGACCTCAAGCTTACGGCCGCACGCGGTGCCGTCACGACTGACGACCTGCCGAAGAACACGCCCGCCACCTCCGCGTCGCCGACCGCGAAGGACGACGAAGCGGGAAGCAAGCGCGGCAAGCGCGACCGAGAGTAAGGTGTACGCCTCGGTCGCCGACCTGCGCGCCGAGGGCGTGACTGCGGCCGAGGCGAGCGACGCCCGCCTTGAGCTGCTGATCGCCGAGGCCTCGAGCCTCATCGATCGCGTGACGGGCTGGTTTTTCGAGCCGCGCTTGCTGACGCTGCGTCTTTCGGGGCGCGACGCGCGAACCATTGAGCTGCCGGTGCCGCCGATCCGAGTGGACCGGCTCGTGCTCGACAGCGCGGAGCTGTCGCTCGATCCGAGTGAGCTGCTCGTCGTCGGCGCGCCCATCCGGCCTGGCTTCGATGGCCCGCGTCTCACGCGCCGCCGCGCATGCGTCTTCCCGCGCGGCCATGGCAATGTGGTGGCCGAGGGGCTGTGGGGCTTCACGGAGGACGACGGCACGCCCACGGGGCGCACACCGCCCGCGATCCGCCGAGCGACGATGCTTCTCGTCCTGCGCTCGATGGCGCCGCTTGCCGACGACGCCTCGTTCGAGGCGCGCAGCCGGTGGCGCATCATCGAGGAGCGGACGCGCGACCAGAGCTACAAGCTCGAATCCACGAAGGCCTCGACAGCTGCCGCTCTGACGGGTGATCCCGAGGTCGACGCGCTGCTCTCGCTCTACGTGCGCCCGACTGCCATGGGAGCCGCTTAGCTTCGGCATTTGCTCCCGCTTCTATACGTCCGTAAGGCCCCACGCGGAGCGTTCTGATTCTCCCGGCGCCTCCCATGCATCGGAGGCGCGCTCGAAGAACTCCGGTGGCACCACCTGCGTGAATTCTCCCGGTGCACGGTTCCGATTCACAACGCGCTCACGCCGGACCGCGCGTGGCGCGTTGACCACGTAGACAACGAGCACAAGCTCTTCGTCGCGCGCTCGTTCGTAGTACGTCTCCCGCTCAACTCGCTGGAGGAGGCCGAGCTCGAGGAATACGTCGGTGCCGCAGCGTAGTGCGCCGAGTGCTACGTCCCACAGCAGACTGCGACAGCGCTCGCGACGCTCCAGGTACCAAGCCATCACGCCCTCCGCGGGGCGCGGATCGTCTCCGAATAGGCGCACCATGCAAGTGTCGACGTCGAGGTGAAGCGCCGGCGACTTGGCCATGCGTCGCTGCGCGTACGTGGTCTTCCCGGCGCCGACAGGACCGATCAAGAGATGCAGCGTGCCCGGCGACGTCATGACTTCTCTTGCGCGCAGCCGTGTGGCTTGAAAATGCGTTGCGTCGAAGCTGGGTTCGCCGCGAGCTTGTTCGCCGGACGACGCGGGCGCGGAGTGAGCTCACCGGCGCAGTTGGGGCAGATGCCCTTCAGGCGCTCCGTCGTGCAGGTCACGCAGAACGTGCACTCGAAGGAGCAGATGCGCGCGTCCGGCGAGTCGGGAGGGAGATCACGATCGCAGCATTCGCAGCTTGGACGTAGTTGCAGCACAGGGCGGCCTCCTTGGCCTTGCGAAGGAACCACGGGACACGACGAAGGGCAACGTCCCTGTGGTGCCCTTGAGCGGCGCTTGGCCCGTATGTGCGTGGGCGCCTGATCTTCCCCTTTCTCGCCGAGCTCTATCGCCTCGATACCGTGGCGATGGCTCCTACCTATGACGAGGACTTCAAGGAGCCGGTGCTCGTCGACTCGGACGACGACGGACTCGGCGAGCCCTTTCGAAGCGAGCACCCGCCAGTGCGCGTCCCCTGCCAGGTGGAGCCGGAAGCTTTTGAAGCCTTGCGCATGGCGACGTCCGGGAACACGCCCAGGTCGAGCTTCGACCTGGTCTTCCACTTCAGGGATCTCGAGCGGCTCGGCCTCGTCGACGCTGCCACGGGCGACGCCCTGATTCGTCCGAGCGACAGGCTGGGCGCGCTCTACGCGCGCGACGGCCAACTCGTACAGGCCGTGCGCACGCCTCCCGGTCTCTACGTGACCGAGGCGCGTCCCATCGGCTTTGGGCTCCATCGGCGTCGGCCCAGCCGGAACCTGCTGCTCGTGTCTTTCCAGGATCGAGCAGCGGCAAGGAGCGGAACATGATGAAGAAGCTGCTGCCCGCGGCACTCGCGCTGGGCAGTCTCGGCGCGCACTGCCGGTCTGCTGACGGATGCGAGCCCGGCGCGACGCGCTGCAGAGACAACGTCGCCGAGCTCTGCGACGCGAATGGCAACTACCACGAGCTCGCCGACTGCGAGGACGTGAGCGAGCGGAGCGGCGCGCCATTCGTCTGCGCGTACGTCGATGAGACGACCGAGGACGGGCGCATCACCGGTCACACCTGCGTGTCCGCGAGCGACGCCGACGCAGCGGCGGGAGGTAGGCGATGAAGGGCTACCTCCAGTCACTACCGGTGGTCGGCAAGGTGTTCCACGACGTGCAGCCCGAGGAAGTTCGGGCGTTCTGGCGCTTCATGCAGGATCGCTTTCGTACGAGCGTGATCAACAAGAACAGCGCGCTCGAGATGCAGCTCGTCGCGCGAGGCCTCGAGGCGCTCGGCATCCAGAACCGCGAGCGCTTCCTCAAGAACTTCACGACGACCATCGGCCGCCGCATCTACACGCCGTTTGAGGTCGGCTCCCCGAAGGGCGGCTGGGACCTCTGGCGCCAGATCGTTACTTGCGTGCATGAGCACCAGCACGTGGTTCAACGCGATCGCGAGGGCTTGTCGTTCCAGCTCAGCTACCTCGCCGACCGCGCCGCGCGCGCCCGCTGGGAGGCCGAGGCCTACCGCTCCAACTTCGAGCTGCAGTTCTGGCGCACGGGGAGTACGCCCTCCGCGCAGCGCACGGCCTCGGTGCTCAAGGACTACGGCTGCCGCGAGGAGGACGTCGAAGTCGTCGCGAAGTCGCTCGCTCTCGCCGCCGTTTCCATCCGGCACGGAGCGGTCATCAACGAAGCGACGCATGTCGCGCTCAGTTGGCTCGACGAGCACCTGCCGCGCTTGCGCTTCAGGCAGGTGGCATGACGTCATGACGGTCTCGCGCACGGGAGAATGGGCACGAGCGCGGCAGCTTCTGACCGCTGCGCCACACCGCCTGCAGACGGCGATCGGCACCGCCGTGCGCCAGGAAGCCCACGCCCTGCGCAACGAGATCGTCCAGGGGCTTACGAGCCAAGCGCCCGGTGGCGAGCCGCTGAAGCCGCCGTCGCCGCTCACGATCGCAGCCCGCCAGCTCGAGGGCTTCGGCGGGAGCAAGGCGCTCATCGTGCGCGGCGACCTTCGCAACTCCATCACCGTGATCGTGCGGGGCGACGAGGCCTTCATCGGCATCTCGCGTTCCGCGCGTTCGAAGGACGGCGCCTTGATGGTGGACCTCGCCAAGCTCCACGAGTTCGGCGGCCCGCCCGTCATCATCCCGATGACGCCGAAGATGCGCCGCTTCCTGTTCGCGCTGCTCCGTAAGGCAGGCAGGGAGCCCACGGGCGGAAGCGGTCGTGGGGCCATCGTCATGCAGGTACCCGCGCGGCCGTTCCTGCGGCCGGCGTTCGAGAAGTTCCGCAGCGGGGCGAGCCGCCGTTTGCTTGAGCGTGTCGCCAAGCAGCTCGGACTTGATACTTAGCGGTCGTCGTCCGGATCGAGCTCGCCAAGCAGCCTGTGCCCTTCGAACACAGTGAGCACTACGATGTCCTTGTCGACGACGCGGTAAACGACGCGGTACGTGCGCAGGAACACTTCGCGTACGTCGCTGCGACCGATTTCCGGCACGACGCGACCAGCAGTCGGCAGCTCCGCGGCTCGTGCCGCACGTTCTCGTAGCCGCTCGACCCACGATCGGGCAGCGATTGGATCGTCGAGCGCGATGTAGTCACCGATCGCGAAGAGGTCCGCGATGGATCGTTCAGTCCAGCGAACCATCTACTTCTTCTTCGGTAGAGCGCCGAAGCGCGCGTCGAGGCGACGTCCGACCTCGTCGTGGCTTACGACACGCCCCTCCTCGTAGTCGTCGAGTCCCTCCTGAACCGCAGCAATGAACCGAGCCTGGGCGGTCAACCGGTCGAACTCCTCGGGAGCTAGAAGGACCGCGGCCGCCTTTCCATTCTGGGTCACGACAAATGGACGCTGGCGCCCCCGAAGCTCTCGTATTCTTTCCGAAAGATGGGCTTTTAGTTCCCCGATAGGGATGATGTCCTCAGCCACGTGGAGCGCTGACACGGGACCATTTTTCGGCCTGCTCATGGGACTGAATTTAGACCTATCCCCGACCCCTGACAAGCGGAGCGCTGCGCCCGTCCCCAGCACCCTGACGCCCCTGGCTTTGCTTGCGCGTGGCCCTCCCGACGCTCAGCTCCGTGCAGCCTCCCGCTGGGCCGTCCAGCGGCGGCGACCTCGTTCGGCTCGTCGGAGCCGATTTCGCCGATCGGGTCCAGGTGGTGTTCGGCGGCGTGCTCGCCGAGGTGCTGTCCGTCCGTGACGAGGCGGGGCTGCGGATCGTCGACCTCCGCACGCCGGTCCACGCGGTCGGCGTCGTCGACGTCGAACTGCAGAACCTCGACGCGGCGGGCGACCCGATCCCCGGCGAGTCCGTGGTGCTCGCGAGCGCCTACCGCTTCGCGCGACCAACCGTCGCTCGCGAGGCCGACCTCACGCGCGTCATCCGGCAGCTGCTGCGCGAGCTGAAGCGCCAGGTGCTCGCCAACGTGAGCGCCACGGTCAGCGTCGACTACGACGACACGACGCTCGACGGGCTGAACGTCATCGCGATGGCCAAGGTGCCGTCGCTGGTTCTCTCGGGGCCGACACTGCGCCCGAATCGCTTCTACTCGGCGAACGTCGCCCACGAGGATGTGGTGGGTGGCGTCTCGGGTCCCGAGCTCGTTCGGCGCAAGCCGCCGTACACCGTGGACCTGGTCTTCTCGCTCACCGCCGCGTCGGAGCGGACAGCCGAGCTGTTCAACCTGATGGCGGCCGTCGCGACGTTCCTGAACCGCAACCGCTGGCTCGAGCTGCAGCGCGATCCCGCCGACGCGTCGCGAGGCACCGTCCGCTGGGAGCTCGACGCCGATGGCGAGTTCCGCACCCAGCTCGCGGGCAAGGACGACGTGCGCGCGTTCACCTGCGGCTTCGTCTTGCGCGGCTTCGACGTCGACGAGGGGCTGCTCCTCGACCTTGGCAAGCGCGTCACCGAGCCTGAGCTGCTCCCGACTCAGGCGATCGCTCCCGGAGTTGCCTCGTGACCGTTTCGCTGACCAACACCAGCGGCCGCTGCCTCGTGTTCGTGCTCGCACACGAGACGTACTGCATGGCGCTCGGCGAGTGTCGCTGCGACGTCGAGCAGGGGCGCCGGGCACGGCGAACGGCGAAGTCGCTCACGCTGGCGAGCGACGTGACCAGCCCTGCGCTCGATGACGCGGTGCTGACCATCCCCGACGTCGTGCGCGCGGTGAAGCGCGGCGACCTCAGCGTGAAGCGCCACGTGCCTGAGCTGCCGAAGCCCGTCCTGGCCGCGACTCTACCCGTCCTTACGACCTCGCTCGCCGAGGTCAGCCGCCCTGACGTGAAGGCGAAGAAGAACAAGCGAGGTGCATCGTGAGCGGACAGCTCCTGTCGTCCAAGGTCGTCATCGTCGAGGAGGAGCCGAAGGTTCGCGGCATCCCCTCGGCTCCCACCTCCGTCGCGGGTGCGGTCGGCCTCACCGAGCGCGGCCCCATCGGCGAGGCCGTCCTCTGCACGTCCTTCGACGACTTCCAGACCGAGTTCGGCGGCTTCACGCCCGACTCAGACCTCGCGCTCGCTGCGATGGGCTTCTTCGAGAACGGCGGGGCACAGCTCTGGGTGGTCCGCACCACGCACTACTCGAACGTCGCCAACGCAGCGACCGCCACCGCCGTGCGCGCAGCGGGCTTCCTCGTCGCGGGCGGCGGTCCCACGCCGGGCATCCTGCTCGGCGCCGCGCCCGGGCCCTTCGTGCTGAGCGACGGAGACATCGTTCGCCTCGCAGTGGACGGTGCGCCCGATGCCGACGCGGTGTTCAACGGCTCGGCGGCCGCAATGGCGGCGGGCGGTGCGGGTCCGTACGCGCTCGCCGACGGCATGGAGCTGCTCCTGCGCGTCGACAACGGCCTCGAGCAGACGGTGCTGTTCTCGGCCGCCGACTTCGCCGACATCGCAAACGCAACGGCCACCGAGGTCGCCGCCGTCATCAACGTGGGTGTAGTCGGCGGGCGCGCCACGACGCCGGGCGGCATCGTTCGGCTGGCGAGCGACACCGAAGGCACCGCGAGCCGTGTGCAGGTTACCGGCGGCACCGCGAACGCGGTGCTCGCGTTCCCCGGCGCGGCCTCGGTCGGTGGCGGCAACGTCGCGAACCTGCGGGCCGTCGAGGTCGCCGAGGTGAAGGCCGTCGTCGAGGCGGCGATCCCCACCGTGACCGTCAACGCCGGCATCGGCGGCGTGCTCGACGTGCGCACCGTGGCGACCGGCCCTGGCGCCAGCGTGCAGGCCAACGCCGCGACGGCTGCCGCGTTCGCGCTCGACAACGCTCTGCACTCTGGCGCGGCGTCGGGCACTGCCAACGCAGTGCGCGTGGAGGGCAGGGATCCTGGCTCCTACGCGAACCGCGTCGAGGCCGAGGTTCGCGCCGCCACGAACGGCTCGCCGAGCGCGTTCGACCTACTCGTCGTGGAGGACGGCGCCTACCGCGAGACCTTCCCGAACCTCTCGATGAACCCGAGCGAAGCGCGCTACGTCGAGAGCATCGTCAACGACGCGCGCAACGGCTCCGTCTACGTGCGCGTCATCGACCAGCTCCTCGTGGGTGCGCCCATCCCGCCGCCCCAGACGGTGGTCCTCACGGGCGGCAGCGACGGACTCGTGGGGCTCGACGACAACGACTTCATCGGCAGCGAGCCCGCCAAGACGGGCCTTCACGCGCTCGACCAGGTGCAAGAGCTGTCGCTGCTCCTCGTGCCCGGGCGCGCTACGCCTGCCGTCCACAACGCGATGGTGCGCTACTGCGAGGTCGACCGCGACGGCGCGGTCTTCGCGGTGCTCGATCCGCCCGCGAACCAGAGTGCGACGGACATCGTCACCTACGTCGCGACGACGGCCGCGCTCGAGGAGCTCTCGGAGTTCGCGGCCATCTACTGGCCCCGCGTGAAGGTGCTCAACCCGCAGAAGAGCGTCTTCGGCTCGGCCGAGCAGCTCGTGGTGCCGCCGTCCGGCATCATCGCGGGTGTCTTCTCGCGCACCGACTCGGCGCGTCCTGGCGGCGTCTACGACCCGCCCGCGGGCATCGACGCCGGGCGCATGTTCGGCGTGCTGGGCTTCGAGACCGACGAGGTGCTCGAGGAGCGCAAGCGCGACCTTGTGTACCCGCACCGCATCAACCCGCTCACCACCGGGCCGGGCCTGCCGCGCTACCTCGACGGCTCGCGCACGCTCAAGGGTGACGGCAACTTCCCGTACGTCGCCGAGCGTCGAGGCGTCATCTTCATCGAGCGAAGTCTGAAGCAGGGGCTCGAGTTCGCGCGGCACAAGAACAACACCGAGGGCCTGCGCGCGCAGGTGCGACGCACCATCACGGCCTTCCTGCTCGCGCAGCTGAACAACGGCGCGTTCCGCTCGCGCGAGCCCGCGAAGGCGTTCTTCGTCGACGTCTCCGAGCACCTCAACACGCCCACCGTCATCTTTGCCGGCAAGCTCATCGCCCGGGTGGGTTTGGCCACGAACAAGCCGGCTGAGTTCATCATCCTCCGCATCAGCCAGGACACGCGGGCCCTCGAGGCCGAGCTGGCTGCAGCGGGCGTGTGACGAGGAACTAACCCATGACCGTCATCGGCAACCCGCGCAGCTTCCACAAGAAGTTCAAGTTCATCGTCGAGATCGACGACATCGGCCACGCCGGCTTCCAGAAGTGCAGCGAGCTCTCCGTCGAGGTCGCCAACGTGCAGTACTTCGAGGGCGGCTCGCTCATCCCGAACAAGAGCCCGGGTCGCCTCACGTTCTCGGACGTCACGCTCGAGCGCGGCGCCACGCAGGACCGCGACCTCTTCGACTGGTTCCAGGATGTCGCCATCACGTCGAGCGGCCTCGGCCTCACGGACGTGAACTACAAGCGCAACCTCGACATCGTGCAGCAGGACCGCGACGGAACGACGCTGCGACGATGGTCGATTTCGCGGGCATGGCCGATCAAGTTCGTCGCTGGAGAGTGGGACAATGAAGCTGACGAGAACGTGATCGAGCAGGTGACGCTCACGTACGACTTCTTCGACCTCGTGCAGTGACTACGGAGCGCTCGGGACAGGGTGGTGCGTCCGAACTGCGGCATCGAGGCGCCGATGCACGTATGACACGAGCGTAAGGAGATCGAGTGCGTCTTGCTCCGAGATCGCCCAGTCAACGCGTGGCGCGTGGGCAGTCGGATTCCTAAAGGTGCCGAACAAACCCACGACAAGATTGACGAAGCCCTTCTGCTCCGATCGTTCGGTGTCGTTCTGGAGGCTGTTGATCGCGAGGCATGGCTGCTGGCCGCCAAAGGCCCCCTGCACCAAACCGGCGCCGTCATCTTGAAGGCCAGATTTCAGTCGAATCTTTGCGGCAACGCTCTTGGTCGCCTCGAGCACCGCATGGAAGTAGTTGCCGTCGAGAAGCTCAGGACGACAGAAGGCCAGCACGTCGGCGTGCACGCACCGCGCGAGCAACTTCGCGCGAAGGTCGTTCGCTCGCACCTCTGCTTCGTTCAGGGTTCGCGCTGCGGTGACGGCAGCAAGCCGGCCGGCCTCAGTAAGGGTTAAACCGTGAAAGGCCAAGATCCTGTTGAGGGCCTGGCGCAGCGATACATGGACCTCGTGACTACCAACGAAGTTGACCGGAGCCATGACGGCCTCGATAAAGGCGCCGACGTTGTTTCCGACGCGGTCACTTGCCTGACGTGCCGCGAGCGCCTCGAGTACACGGCGCCACCTCGGTCCCTCACTTGGCGCATCAAATCCGAGCCGCTGAAAGAGATCGGTGAACTGGCCATGCGTCCGCGCATCCGCCAGAGCACGGGCGATCTGCTCAAGCTGGTCATGTGGGAATGTTGTGATGCCCATCATCGCTGATTGTTACGCGCAAACACCAGAGCGACCAACCACTGCCTGTCCCCCCTCGCGCATCCCTGCCCGCTTTGCCCCCGAGGAGGCAGCGCATGGCCGACGTCATCACGTGCCCTTCGGGGCTCACGGGCCGCATCCGCGGCATGAAAGTGCGCGAGGAGCGCGTCCTCGCCGACCGCAAGCTCGCCAAGAGCGGCGGGCAGATCGACGAACTGCTCAACGCCTGCTGGGAGGAGACGCTCGACGCCGGGCCGTACACGCTCGCTGAGGGCGGCAAGCTCGACTGGAGCAAAGTCCTCCAGGGCGACCGCTTCTTCGCGCTCCTGATGGTGCGCGCGCTGACCTACGGGCCCGAGTACGCCTTCGGCGTCGGCTGCCGCAACGACGCGTGCCACGCCCGCATCGAGTGGGAGGTCGACCTGACGAAGCTGCCGGTGCGTGCCCTCTCTGACGAGAGCCGCGCCGCCTTCGCGGACGGGAACCGCTTCGAGGCCACGCTGCCCGACGCAGGTAAGCGCCTCCGCTTTCGGCTGCTCACCGGTGACGATGAGCGGAAGCTCCCTTCGCTCCAGCGCGCCGCACCCGACAAGCTGCTCTCGGCGGTGCTCGCATACCGCGTCCTCGACATCGACGGCGTCGAGCCGAAGGCGAAGCGCCAGTCTCTCGAGGACCTCACGATGCGCGACGCGGACTTCCTCGTGGACGAGTTCGACCGCGTCGACTGCGGCGTCGATACGACCATCGAGATCGAGTGCCCGGAGTGCTTCGCCACGCAGGAGGTCGACCTCCCTTTCGACAAGGGGTTCTTCCTCCCGGGCCGGGACAGGACGGCGAGGCGGAAGGCCCGGAGCAGCTCTTCCCCCACGTGACGATGGAGGCCTGGCGCGAGGGCATCTTCCAGGTCTGCTGGCAACAGCACGGAGGCTCCGGGCTCGCCGTGACGCTGGGCGACGCCCTCGAGCTGCCGACGACGGACCGCGACTGGCTGGTCGAGCGAATCGGCCAGCAGCGCGCTTGGGAGGCGAAGGAGCTCGAAAAGGCAGCGAAGCGGAGGTGATCGATGGCGCTCAACAACCTCGGCCTCGGCTTCGTCTTCACCGCGCGTGACCTCGCGTCCGGGGCCATCCAGAACCTCGAGCGGAACTTCATGAGCCTCGACCGGCGCGTCGGGCTCGGAACGGAGAACATCCAGGGCGCTTTCCAGCAGCTCGGCGTGGGCCTCGCCGTGTTCACCGCGGGCGCCGCGACGGTGGGCGCCGCGTTCTCGCTCGCGAGCGCGGCCGGGCGCTTCGAGCAGGCGGTCGCCGCGGCAGGCGCCATTGCAGGCGCGACCGCCATCGAGCTCACCCAGCTCCGCGACGCAGCCATCGGGGCCGGCCTCGCGACCCAGTTCTCGCCGACCGAAGCGACGCGGGCGCTTCAAGACCTAGCCGCCGCGGGCTTCAACGTTCAGGAGTCCGTCCGGCTCCTATCGCCGGTGCTCGACCTCGCTGCGGGCTCGCTTGGACAGCTCACGCCATCGCAGGCTGCGGGGCTCGCCTCGCAGGCGATGAAGGCCTTCGGGCTCTCCATCGACCAGGCCTCGAGCTCAGTCGACCGCATGCTCCAGGCGGTCAATGTGTTCGCGCTCGACGCGAGCGAGCTGCCCCTCGCCCTTGGCACGGCCTCGCGCGGCGCGCAGGCGCTCCATCAGTCGCTCTCCGAGACGCTCATCTCGCTCGGCCTCGTGAAGAACGTCGTGCCCGGTGTCGAGCGCGCGTCCACCGCCGTCGCGGTCGCGATGGAACGCATGGCCGATCCGCGCGTGCAGCAGAGTCTGCGCGGCGTTGGCGTGTCCGTCACCGACTCGCGGAACCGCTTCCGCAGCTTCCTCGACATCCTCGGGGATCTCGCACCGAAGCTCGACCGCATGAGCGAGGCACAGCGCTCGGCGTTCCTGCTCGCCACCTTCGGGCGCGAGGCGCTCGGCGGCGTGAACGCCATCCTTACAGGTCACGAGCGGCATCCGCACGAACACCGGCGAGACGCTGCGCGGCGCGGCAGCCATCGCATCCCTTCGTGACCAGTTCGAGAACGCGGGAGGCACGGCCGCGCGCTTCCGCGAGCAGATGCTCAACACGTTCGAGGGACAGCGGCAGCTGCTCGGAGGTTCGCTGGAGACCCTCGCCATTGTCGCTGGTGAGCCCTTCGCGCAGGTGTTCAAGCCGCTCGTCAGCATCGTCGTCGAAGTGGTGAACGCGGTGCTCAACGTGTTTCGTCTGCTGCCCGTACCCTTGAAGCGCGCGTTCGCCGCGTTCGTCGTCTTTGCCGGAGCTGTGATCGCGATGGTGGGCGCGGTGATCGCCGCGAAGGCAGGCATCGCGCTACTCATCATCGGTTTCAAGGCTGCCGGTATCACCCTCGCGGGACTGCTCGTCACGATCCTGCCGGCGACTCTGATCTTTGGCGCGCTTGCGCTTGCAGTCGCCGGGTTCGTCGTCGCCTTTCGCAACAACGTCGGCGGCATCGCGGACTTCTTCCAGCGCGTCGGCGAGCGCATCTCGCTCGCGTTCCGCGGCATAGTGCAGCTGTTCGAGCAGGGCGGCTTCTCTGGCGCCATTCGCGAGGAGCTGAACCGCGCTGAGAATCGCGGTCTCAAGGACTTCCTCATCCACGTGTACCTGTGGGTCAACCGCATCCGGAACTTCTTCGCAGGTCTCGCCGCGGGCTTTTCCGCAGGCCTCGAGGCCGCGCGACCGACCATCGCCGCGTTCCTCAATGCCCTCACACATCTCGGCGCCACGCTCGACCTGCTCTTCGAGCGGAACGATGCGTCGACGGCTTCGTCGCGCTTCCAAGCGTTCGGCGCCACCGGAGAGCGCGTGGGCCGCGTACTCGCCGGCGTGCTCGAGCTCGTCATCAGCAACATCGGTGTGATGGTCGCCACCCTCTCCGTGGCGGTGTCGATTGTCAGCGCCGCGATCCAGACAGTGATGACCGTCTTCTCAGGCCTCGTCGACGTCATCACCGGCGTCGCCTTCATCATCGGCGGCATCCTCAACGGAAGCTGGACCGAGATCTGGACGGGCATGAAGCTCGTCGCGTTCGGAGTCGTCGACGCCATCATTGGCGTGGTACTCGAGCTCGCTGGGGCCATCGCAGGCGTCATCGAAGCGCTGTCCGGTCTGTTCGGCGAGGGCCATCAGTGGCAGCAGGGCATCCGCGATTTCCGTGAGTCGCTCCGCACTGACATCGTCGAGGGCTTGGGCGTGCAGGACCTTACTTTCGCGCGCCCCGCACGATCTGGAACGGTGACCCACTCGTCCCCGGGGCCATCTAACGCGATGTCGTCGATGCCGGCTGTCGCCGCCATGATGCCCGCCGTGCCGGCGTCCTCCACCATGAGGCCAGCCGCGCCGTCCGCATCGCCTCCCATCACCGTCAACCTCCAGGTCGACGGAGCGACTCTCGCCACCGCGGTCCATCGAGCAGACCGCGACTCGGCCACCCGCTCGTTCTCGCCGGTCCCCACGTACTGACGGAGGCTCGTCGTGTCGCTCAACGCCGCTCTCGCTCGCACACCCAGATGCGTACTCGTCAACGTGACGAGCGGCGAGTCAATCGAGTGCCTCTTCAACCCGACGCAGCTTTCCGAGAAGCTCGACGTCAACTGGAACCGCCTCTCAGTGCCCGGGCTCTCGCACCAGGTGCTGCAGTTCCAGAGCACGGCCAGTCGGCAGCTGTCCGGGGTCGAGTTCTATCTGGACCGCTTCTTCGCGGCCGAGCAGCCGGGCGACGTGGATATCCTCGACTTCCGCTCCTTCCTGCGCGCGCTCACCGTGCCGCCGACAGGCAGCGAAGGCGTCGTTGCGACAGCGCCGCCGCGCGTGCTGTTCATCTGGCCGGGCGTCGTCACGATCGAGTGCGTCGTGGGCAGCATCGAGTTTCAGTACAAGCAGATCGCGGTCGATGGCGCCGTGCTGGTCTACGCGGCCAGCGTGACCTTCGAGGAGATCCTCGACACCCGCGTGACAAGCGAGGAGCTGCGAGCCGAGGTAGGCTGAAGGCTGATGAGCATCAACCCCGTTAGCGAGGCCGGTTTTGGCGGCGACATGTCGGTCTACGAGCGGGGCCGCCCGTCCTACCCGGCAGACGCGGTCGCGTGGCTCGTCGACGGACTCGGCATTCGACCGGGCTGCGACGTAGTCGACCTCGGCGCGGGCACCGGCAAGTTCACGCGCCTGCTCGTGCCCACGGGCGCGCGCCTCTCGGCGGTGGAGCCCTCGGAGGCGATGCGCGAGCAGTTCGCCCGAGCGGTCCCCGGCGTGTCCATCCTCGACGGGACCGCGATGGCACTGCCGCTCGCTGATGCTTCCGTCGACGTCGTCACCGTTGCGCAGGCCTTCCACTGGTTCGACGTGGCCGCCGCGACCACCGAGCTCGCGCGCGTACTTCGCCCAGGCGGTGGCGTAGGCCTCATCTGGAACGAGCGCGACGCGAGCGTGCCGTGGGTCCGCGAGCTGAATGCGATCTTTGGCTGGGACAAGCGTGAGCGTCAGGGCGTGCCGTTCACCGTCGAGGTCGACTGGCGTGATGTCTTCGAGCAGCAGGCGCACCCGCGGCTCAAGAAGCTCGAACGGTTCGTGACCACCTACCGCCAGAAGCTCGACGTCGACACGCTGGTGCTGCGCGTGCTGTCCACGAGCTACCTCGCCTCTGCGTCGAAGGAGGAGCAGGCGCGCGTCGACACCGCCGTGCGCGCGCTCGTCCGTGAGTTCCCCGCAGAATTCGAGCTGCCCTGCGTGACGATGGCGTACCGGTCGCTGTGACCGTCCCCGAAGAACCGGGGCGTGCGGCTTTGCCCTGGGCATGGCCCCTCGCACCGGTTCGCGTCACTCCTTCGCGCTCGGCGTGCCCGATGAGCTGGGGCGCCGCTTTCTCAGCGCGCGCGAGCCTTACCGTTTCAGAAAGCACACCGACACCCGCGTCCACCTCGTCGCGCAGGGCGACACGCTCTTCGACCTGGCGGGGCGTTACTTCGCGCCGCTCCCGCGAGCGTGCGGCTTCTGGTGGGCGCTGGCTGACTTTCAGCCCGATCCGATCGTCGACCCGACGCTTGAGCTCGAGGTCGGGCGGCGGCTCTTCGTGCCAAGCCTCCGCGTCCTCACCGACGTCATCCTCGGCGAGCAGCGCAGGAGACTTACCTTCTAGGCATCACGATGAAAGTCGCGCCAAGAGCTCGCGCACGTCGATGTGCCAGTCCGTCTCCTCGCCGTTCTCGTCCCAGAGCTCGCGTAGCTCCGACCGCTCGTAGACCCTTTCCACAGCCTGCCGGGCTCGCGCCGCTCCGATCTCGCGGACGGCATCACGATTCTCGTTGAGCCACTCCGCGGCCTCCTCCCGCAAGCGGTCGTCCCCCTTGCCGAGCGCTGCGGCTACCAGCTCCGCGGCCGCCAAGGCGGCGGACGCTTCGTCGACCTCCAGGTAGGCGTCCTCGGCTGATCCTGCAGCCACATCGAGCGCCTCGCCCACGAGGGAAGGATCTCCTTCCGCGAGGTCACCCAGCCAGTCGAGCGCCGAATCGTTTTCGAAGGTTCTGTGTCCCCATGCACCCATGGCGCGTTCCTAGCGCAAGTTGGGTCGACGGTCCCTGCGGCGAGGGGTGAGCCGCTTTGCTTCGGCGATGAGCACCATCGACCGGAGCGCCCCCGGCGTACGCATCACCACCCTGTCCAGCGAACGCGCGCCCAGCGGCGAGCCACTGAACCTCGAGGGGCGCATCATCAGCTTCACCTACGAGGACGTTGAGCGACGTGCGGACCAGGTGGCAATCCAGCTCGACAACTACAACCTCGACCTGTTTGAACGCGGCGAGCTCGTCGGCGGTGCGACGCTCGAAGTTTCCTGGGGTTATCCCGGCAACATGGCGCCTCCACGGCGAGTGGTGGTGAAGAAGCTCAAAGGCTTCCAGACACTGACCATCGAGGGGCAATCCACGAGCGTGCTCATGAACCGGGAGGCGAAGACACGCTCGTGGTCGAACAAGTCGCGCAGCGATGTCGTGAAGGAGGTCGCCGCCGAGTACGGCTACGAGGGCGCGTTTCTCCACGTCGAGGACTCGGGCGAGGTGCTCGACACCATCAACCAGAGCGCGGAGACCGACGCGCGCTTCCTCCGGCGCCTCGCTGCGCGCGAGGAGTTCGAGTACTTCGTCGACGATGCCGGACTGCACTGGCGCTCGCGCGATCAGGCGAGCGCACCGACGCACGTGCTGACTTGGTTCTCGGACCCCGGGCGTGGCGACATCATCTCGCTCAACGTCGAGTCCGACCTCGCGCGCCGAACCGGGCGGGTGGAGGTGCGCGGGCGCGACCCGCTGGCCAAGAGCACCATCGAGGCGCGTGCGAGTAGCGCCACGGTCGAGCGTGCGACGCTGAGCGACGTGCTCGAGGTCGTCGATCCGCAGACGGGCGAATCGTCGCTGCAGGAACGCAACGCAACGACCAGCGTGCACCCGACTTCGGCGCCCACTCCTCGAGCAGCAGAGCGCGAGTCGGCGGCTCGCTACCGACGCGCTGAGCGCGAGACGGTGAAGCTGACAATGCAGGTCGTGGGCGACCCGACGCTGCGCGCGAAGCAGGTCGTCGAGGTGCGAGACATCTCGACGCTGCTCTCCGGCAAGTACTACGTGACGGAAGCGAGGCACGTCATCGCGTCCTCGGGCTACGTCGTCGATCTGAAGCTCACGCGTGATGGGACCGGTCGCAGGATTCGCGCTGAAGCCGCAGCGCAGGGCCAGCTTCAGGGGGGCGAGCCGAACCGCGCGGCACCGGCTGCTGGAGGCGCAATGACCGAGGTCGAAGTGTTCGACCCTGCATCGGGTGACGCGCATGTCGAGTATCGACGCGACGGGCGGCAGATCGGCTCCGAGGATCCCGAGACCGGCACACGACGCCGATGAGCCGAGTGACAGGAGCGACGCATGAGCACCTTCGACGACGACATCCATACGCACGACTCCCGGCTGCTCGGGATGTACGTCGGCTACGTCACGGAGCGCGACGACGAGGAGCAGCTCGGGCGGGTGCGCGTCTGCATTCCCGTCGTCCTCGAGCCAGAGAGCGCTTGGGCCTGGCCGCTCGGGACCAGCGGTGGCGGCTCGAAGGACCGCGGCTTCTTCGCGGTGCCCGAGGAAGGCGCCGAAGTCGCAGTCTTCTTCAACCAAGGTAACATCGACGCGCCTTACTATCTAGCCGCGCACTGGGGGAAGCCGAACGGCGAGAGCGAGGTCCCCGAAGAGGCGCGAAAAACTCCGCCTGACAACCGCGTCTTCGCCACGAAGACGTTTCGCATCGAGCTCGACGAGTCGAAGGACAGCCGGAAGCTCAAGCTCACCAACAAGAAGACCGGCGACCACCTCGTCTTCGATGCGGAGGAGAACTCCGTGACGCTCGAGGCGACGACGGCGCTCACGCTGCGCGCAGTCGGCGCCATCTCGCTCGAGGCCACGCAAGTCACCATCGCCGGGCGGGTAGTTCGCCCCATCGCAGACCCCATCTGAGTGGGATGCCCGAAAGGAGATGACGATGGCGCTGCCTATCTGCCTCGAGATTCCGGAGCTCCCTGACCCGCTGACCATCACGCTGCCGGGCGGTGTGAGCATGCAGCAGATCAACCTGATGGAGGCGATTCAGCCCGCGCTCACGCCGCTGGTTCCGCTGTTCGAGGTCATCGACACTGTGGTTGCGGTCTTCAACTGCGTGAAAGCCATCCCGGACTCGCTCGGCCCGCCGCCAGATCCGACGGCGCTCGCGGCGTGCATCCCTGAGCTCGCGGAGAAGGTGTCGAAGCTTCTGCGGCTCATCCCGCAGCTCTCGCTGCCGTACACCATCATCGGGATCATCGACCTCGTCATCGACACGCTCCGGCAGGCGCGCAGCCAGCTCGTGCACCTCCAGCAGCAGATGCAGCAAATTCTCGGCGCCATCGACCGCGCGACGGAGCTTGAGGACGCGGGGCTGATGGCCATCACGAGCTGCGCGCACGCGAACGTGGCGCAGGAGGCCGCGAACGTGGGCAAGTCGCTCGCCAGCCTCGGCAAGCTGATCGGCCTCCTCAACCTGTTCCTCGGCATGATCGGTGCGCCCGAGGTGGCCGACCTCTCGAACCTCGCGGGCCGTCCGCTCGACGACGTCCTGCCTCCGATCGACGCCATCATCGAGGCACTGCGGAATGTGCGCAGCGCTGTCCCGGTGCCGTGAGGAGTACAGCATGAGCCGAGAAGCACAGAACCTCCTCATCCCTTTCCGCCGCGACAAGAAGCGCGACTTCGCCGTGGGCAGCGGCGAGGCGCTCCTGGCGTCCAAGGTGCGGCAGGCGCTGCTCACCGAAGGCGCCACGGCGCGCTCGTCGGGGGACCTGCCCTGGCGCACCAACTTCGGCGCGGGTCTGGCGCTGTTGCGCCACCAGCGCAACGACGCGGCGCTCAAGGAGCTGGCTCGTGTCTACGTGCGCGACGCGCTGAAGCGCTGGGTGCCGGGCGTTCAGCTCGTGGCGCTCGTTGTCGAGCAAGATGGGCCGGCGCTCACGTTGCGGGTGCGGGTACGTGCGCGCGAGGCCACGGCCAGCGTCGTGGTGTCGATCGAGCGCTGATGCCCGGCTAGCGCGCGTTCCGTGGTACCGTCGCAACCTACTGGACCGCGAGCATTCCCAGGAGTGAGTGATGTCGGATCGCAAGGAACTGGGGTTCGACCTCACCACAGCAGGCGGCCTAAAGAAGGCGGCGGACTTTCTCGAGACGCCCTTGGGCAGCACTATGTTTCCCGTGCTTTGGATCGCGAAGAGGCTCGTGGACTACGCCAAAACCAAGTCCGACGTGAGTCCAGAAAAGCAGGCCGAAGCCGCGGAGAAGATTATCGAAGCTGCTCGGCGCAGCGGAGCCCGGCGCGTGAAGTTCAAGGTCGACAAGTCGGTCGGCGCAAAGCTCAAGGGGAACGTGAAGGGAGATGCGACCGTCGAAGGAAGCCTTGGCGTCGACGGTAAGATGGAACTCGAAGTCGAGTTTTAAGTCTAGGACGCACTCAGCACAGTCCCCCGAAGCCCCGTCGCCCGGGCTTTGCCTCCCCGGAGGCATCCCGCTGTGGCCACGCTGCCGGAGTCCGTCGACTACACCGACAAGGATTTCGACGCCCTTCGGGCGCGCCTCATCGCGCTTATCAAGAGTGTCTTTCCAGACTGGACCGACTTTGACGTTGCGAGCTTCGGCAACCTGCTCATCGAGCTCTACGCCTTCATCGGCGACGTCCTGACCTTCTACCAAGACAACCTTGCCCGCGAGTCGCGCCTTGTGACGGCCATGCAGCGCAAGAGCGTGATGGCCCTCGCCAAGATGCTCGGCTACCGCCTGCAGGGCGCGCAGGCGGCGACCGCCGAGGTGTGGCTCTCGCTCGCTCGCGTCCCCGTCGCCAGCGTCACGATCCCCGTGGGCACCGTCCTGCGCACGCAGGAGGTCACCGAGCCGGTGCGCTTCCAGCTGGTCGCGCCGGCCGTCGTTCAGGCCGCCGCGGACCCGCCGCGCGTCCTGGCGGTGGTCGAGAACTCGAAGACGCACACGCAGCTCTTCGACGCGCGGGGGCTCGCGGACCTCGAGCTTCACCTCGACTACACGCCCTACCTCGACGGCTCGGCGAAAGTGACGACGCCGCAGGGGGCCTTCGTCGAGGTCGACAGCTTCCTCGATTCGCGCCCCAACGAGCGCCACTTCGTCGCTGCCGTCGACCAGAACGACCGCGCCACGCTGCGCTTCGGCAACGGTGTGAGCGGCATGCCACCGAGCGGCACCGTCTCGGTGACCTACAAGACCGGCGGTGGGAGTGCCGGCAACGTCGACGCCGAGCGCATCGCGGTAATCGAGGGCGCCTTCAAGGACGCCTACGGCAACGCGGTGCAGATCTCCGTGAGGAACCCCGCGCCCGCGTCCGGCGGTGCGGACCGGCAGACCGTGGCCTCGGCGAAGCTGCTGGCGCCCGAGAGCCTGCGCGCGCTCACGAGGACCGTCGCTCGCGAGGACTTCGAGATCAACGCGCGGCGCCTCTCCGGCGTCGCCCGCGCGCTGATGCTCACATCCAACGAAGATCCAACCATCGCCGAGAATGCCGGCATTCTCTACGTCATCCCGCAGAGCCGGACGCCCGGGATGCTGCCAACGCCCGCGCTGAAGAACCTCGTGCTGAGGCAGGTCACCGAGGTCTACCCATGCACTCTTACCTTTCAGGTCAGCGTGCAGGACCCGGTCTACAAGACCATCGACGTCGCGGCGCGCATCTTCCTGAAGCAAGGCTTCGCCGGCGGCGACGTGCGCGACCGCGTGCGTGCGAACCTCGCCGCCTACTTTCGGGTGAGCGAGCCGGACGGAACCCCGAACCCGCTCGTAGACTTCGGCTTCAACATCAAGGACGCCGAGGGCAATGCCGTTGGCGAGATCGCCTGGAGCGACCTCTTCAACGTCATCCGCGACACGCCTGGCGTGCGGAAGATGGGCGATGCGCGCCTCGACCTGACGCTCAACGGGCTGCCCGCAGACGTGCGCCTCAACGTGCGCGAGTTCCCGGTCCTGCGGAACGTCACGATCGTGAACGGCGACACGGGAGCGGTGCTCTGATGGCGCTTCAGAACGCGAGCTTCGAGTATGCGGGCACGCTCCGAGGAGAGGCCGAGTACTGGACGCTCACCGCAGTAACGAGCCTTGAGGTACTCGCCGGCTTTGGCACCGCGCCGGAAGACGCGTGGGAGGACTTCGAGCGTTGGCACACGCTCTGCGATGCGTTCGATGACGTGACTGTGGTGCTCGCGTTCTTCGACAACGCGCTCAAGGGCTACGAGGCGTTCGAGAGCGGCTGGGCAAACGTCGTCTACCTCTACGAGCTGCCGCCCGCGCAGCTCGTCACGTGCGCGTTCGCGGGCGGGGCTGTCGAGGACTGCGAGAGCGGCTGGAGCAACGTGCCGTACCTCCGCGATTGGGCGTTCATCACTACGGCGACGGGCGTCTTCGATGGCGATCCGCGCGAGGATTTCGAGGACCAGTGGCGCGAGAACCAGTCGTACGCGTGGACGTGGGGTGCGGTCACAGCGAGTGCCGCACTCTTCGACGTCGGCATGCAGGCCGTCGAGGACTTCAATGACCGATGGTCGATCATGACCACCCTGTGAGGAGCGACCGATGGCCGAAGCAGACTGGACCTACTTGAACGACGGGCTCGACATCGCGACCGTCGACCGCGGCGTGACGGCCGGCATCGCGCGCCCGCCAGGCGGCGGGAGCTTCCTCTACGCGTTCAACTCGCTCGCCGCCGTGAACGGTGCGGTGGCCCTGTTCGCGAACCTCGCGAGCTTCGCGCCCATGGCGAAGGGCGGCTCGATCCGTGGCGTCGTGCAGCGTGGTCCGGGTGGCGGCCCCACCGGCTTCTCGCCGTTCCTGTTCCTTTGCTGCCAAGGCAACTCGGTCAACGACAGCGCGTACCTGCTCGGCCTCTCCGACGACGACCCGCACCGCATCGTACTCCGCAAGGGCGCGGTGACCGTGGGCCTCCCGTCGGCAGACGCGCCCGGAGTGCTGCTCAAGTCCGCGGCGTCGTTCGCGCAGGCGACATGGCTGCACCTCCGCCTCGACGTCATCGTGAACACCAACGGCGACGTCGTGCTCAAGGTCTTTCAGAGCGACCTCGCGCTTCATCCGCTCAGCACGCCGCCCGACTGGCAGCCCGTCTCCGGGATGGTCGAGTTCATCGACGATCACCTCGGCATCAACTCCGGCAGCCAGCCGCTCACCTCAGGGCGCGGCGGATTCGGCTTCTCCGTGAAGGACGTCACGCGGCGGGCGTACTTCGATCACCTCGAGTTGTTCCGCCAAGTGTGATCCAATGGCGCTGACCGCATTCACGAGCAGCGTCGGGCGCGGACAGGGGCGCCTGCCGACGCCGAACGCCATGGATGGCGAATACGCATTCGTACTTGGCGACGCGGAGCCGGGGTGCTTCTTCGAGCTGGCGCTGGGCGACCACGCCGACGTCACCCAGAGCACCGACCTCACGGGCGTCATGCTGGTGCGCGCGCTCCTGCGTCTCTCGGTGCCGGCGAGCACTCCGGCCGGGCTCACGTGGGAGGCGAGCATCACGGTCGACGGCGCCAAGCTCGCGAGGATGCGCGCCAGGTCCGGGCGGGAGAGGCTCGTTACCGATCTCGCCGCCAACGTCTCGAAGCTCTCTGGCGTGCACACGGTCGGTGTGCGGCTCGAGCTGGTGGGCGCATGAGGAGCGCGCCGTGAGCAGCGTCGAGCTTCCTGCGCTCTACGTCGACAGTGTCGCGCTCCTGGTGAGCACGCCGCGCCTCGTGCTCGTGAACCGCGATCCGAGCCCCGACGAGACGGGCGTGCCCGTCGACGCGACGCTCGCGCTCGAGCTCGTCGACACCGGTCCCGATGGCGTCAATCGGGCGAACGCGCGCGTGTGGGTCGACGGTGTCCTCGCGTTCGAAGGAGGCGCGCCCACGGAGATAGCTCCAGCCTACGCGGGACCGCTCGCCGCCGTCGTCCAGACCTCCGACATGCTGCGCGTCGTGCTCCATCCTGTCGTCCCGCTCGCGAGCTTGTCGACGGTGCACGTACGCGTGCTCGCGCAGACCGGCGGCGGCGCAGCCTCGCTCGACGAGGTGTACTCGTTCGTGGTCGAGGATCGGACCGCGCCGCGCGTCGTCGGAGCACAGGCCCTCGCGCAGCGGACTGTGCGTGTGGCCTTCGACGAGCCGGTGCTCGTCCCGCTCAGCGCCACGTTCGCGCTCACCGCGCTCGGAGCGCCCGCTGTGCCGCTCGTCGCGGTCGCAGCCGCGGTGGACGGCAGCATCGTCCTCCTCACGCTCGACACCGAGATGACGCCGGACATCACGCACGAGCTCGTCGCGAGCGGCGTGACTGACCTCTTCGGCAACGCCGTCCTCGGCCCCTACGACCGCACCACCTTCACCGGCTTCCGCCCCGCGCGACCGGAGCGACGCCGCTTCGACCTGTGGCGGATGCTGCCGAAGCACAACCGCCGCGACGACCAGACCGGAGACCTGTTCCGCTTCATCGCGTGCCTGCAGGAGGTGACGGACCTCCTGCTTGCCGACATCGATCGCTGGCCCGACATCTTCGACCTCGAGCGCGCGCCGGAGTCCTTCGTCGAGCTCATTCTGCGCGACCTCGGCAACCCATTCCCGTTCGAGCTCGATGCGATGGGCAAGCGCCGGCTCGCGTCGGTCCTTGTCGAGATGTACCGGCAGAAGGGCACGGCGAAAGGCATCCAGAACGCGATCCGCTTCTTCCTCGGCATCGACATCTCTGCGATCACGCCGTTCAACGCGGACACGCTCACGCTCGGCGAGGTCGAGCTCGGCATCGACTGGGTACTCGGTCCCTCGGACCGGTTCGCGCGCTACGCGTTCAACGTCGAGGTCGCTCGCATTCTCACGGCCCGCGAGCGCGAGCAGCTTCGCGCCATCGTCGAGTACCTGAAGCCCGCGCACACGCACTTCGTGGACCTCGTCGAGCCGCTGCCCGTCATCGCACCGCGCCACTGGGAGCTCGGGCTCAGCGACCTTGGTGAGACGGCGGATTTGCACTGAGAGCGCTTGGGGTGAGCCAAGTTGGCGGGCTCAAGCAAACGGGCGCGCTACTCTTTGGGGCGCCCCATGACCCCTCCCGTGTTGGATATCGACCTATCCCTTCCGCCCTCGCGGCGCTGGGATGTCCTGCGCCCGTACCGCACCGCGGTGCGCGAGCTCGTGTCGATGTACGTCAGGGATCTCGGCGATCTAGCAGGCGCTCGCGACGAGCTGACCTTCTACCGCTTGTCCTGCATCTCGCCCGAGTACGGCGCAGAGATGGATGCCATTGCCGAGCTCGCAGAGCTTGAGCCGCTCGAGGTGCTCCTCGCCAACGTGTACTACGACGCGTTCAAACACCTCATGGGCTGCACCGCGTTCGCGGTCGATACCGCGAGCGGACCGCTCCACGCGCGCGACCTCGACTGGTGGACCGAGCGCAACGCGCTCAGCCGTAACACCGTCATCGCTCGGTTCGTCCGAGGTGACGCTCTCTTGTGCGAAGTCGTCACGTGGCCCGGATTCGTCGGAGCGCTCTCTGGCTCCGCACCCGGGCGCTTCGCCGTGACCTTGAACGCGGTGCTGAGCGACGAACCTCCAGGGGTCGCGCCTCCGATTGGACTCGTGCTGCGCGACTTGCTCTGCACGGCAGACTTCAATGCGGCTCGCGACGACCTCGCGCGACGCCCTCTCGCCTGCGATTGCCTTCTACTGCTCACGGGCACGCGCAGCGGGGAGATGTGCGTCATCGAGCGAACCCCAACGCGCGCCGAGGTTCGGAGCACGGACTCCGGCGCAATCGTCGTGACCAACGACTACCGAGCCCTCAGCGCGTCTGGGTGGACGCGTGCGAACACCACCACATTGCAGGCTACGTCGTGCGGCCGATACGACCGAGCTAGCTGGCGCGTTCACGCCGAGCAGTCGAGCTCGGCCGAGGCCTGTTTCGCCATTCTCGACGACAAGGGCGTGAAGATGGACATCACCGTGCAGCAGATGGTGATGTCCGCTGCCCAGGGGTGGATCTCGGCGCGAGAGGGACGGTAGGAGGCTCAATGTTCGACGAGTTTGAGCCAGTCCCCTCCCTCAACTGTCCGAGGTGTGATGCAACGATAGACGGCTGGCAGGGCAAGGACGGTCCGTGTTGCCTCGTTCGCTGGCGTCAAGGCCACGCGCAACCAGAGGTCCTTCCCGATGAAGCAGACTGGGTCGACGCAACAGCTGCTCGTCTCTGGCGTCTACCCCGGTCGTTCGGACTGTATACGACGTGCGAAAGTTGCGGCCTCTGGGTCGACGCAACAGGTTACTGCCAAGACGATATCTGGTCGTACACCGTACTCGGATTAACCGTGGTCGCCCGAGCCGAACCTGCTTTCAGCGACGAGCCAGGGCGGCGGCGTTGCGGCCGCTGCAACAACGTTTGGGTGGCCGATCCCGTCAGCGACGTCGGGCCGTGCCCAGCCTGCGGAGTGGCAACGCGCCTCGTCCCATAAGCCAACGAAGGCAGAGACCTTCAACGTCCAGCGGCCTTGGGGTACGCTCGAACTCCGCAGCCGGGACTTGCGCAGGCGTCCTGCCTATAGTTCGAGGATGAGCTCGCCGCTGAAGTTAGAGATCCGGCCACCCACGCACGGCTGGGCAGAGACCACGATCACGCTCGGGGACGCGAGCGTGTTCATTGACGCGTCGGACGTCGGTCCGGATTGCTTTGAGCAACTTGCAGGCTGTGCGCTCTATGCGCTGGAAGCCTACGAAGGAATTCGGGAGGCCGTGTTCTTCGAGGAGCCGGGGGCGCACATCCTTGGAATTCGACACTGCAAGGAAGGTAAGGTTTCGGTGACGATCCATACCACGCGAGACATGCATGACGCGACCGCGCGCCGGGAGCTCGTCGCGCGAATTGAATCGACCGCGTTCGACGTCGCGTTGGCAATCTGGCGTGGCCTTCGAGCGCATGAGACCATGCTCAACGAAGCGAGCGCCGCGGGGCACTGGAACAACTTTCCGGCAAGAGACGTGGAAGTGCTCGGAAAGCTACTACAGGAACGACGTCAAGACCTGCCATGAACCGCCTCGACGAGTTGAAGTTCGAGAGCGCCGGGGCAAGCGGTTGCAGCAACTCGGACTACGTCCTCTGCCGAACCACCTGCTGCGCCGCACTCTGCGTGGAGGACGTGGAACTGACGCAGCTCTACGTGGCTCCGGACGACCTTAGCAAATTGGTCGCCTTGTGGGGCGATGTTGACAGATGCCCGATATGCGGCGCGGCTGAATGGGACGTGCTGCCAACAGCCGATGATGACGTCGTCGCTGGTTCGTGGGCACGCTTCACCTGAGAGCGGCCCTCGCGCCCGCGACATCGTGCCAAATCACAGCGGTGGTCCGAAGGCGACGGACCTGCAGCGCGGGACCCGCTCGCGTAGAGTCTCAGGATGAGCATCAGCGAAAGACCGCTGCAGCCGCTGCGAATTCCCAGCAACTGGCAAGTGACCTACAACGAGTTCCGTGAGATCGATCCGGCGGACGCCAAAGCCGCAGCCTACCTCCGTGAAGACCTCTTCCAAGCCTTCAATCGTCTCACGAAGATATTGATCGACGTGGGCTGGTACCCGGATGGCGATCCGGAGGGCGGGTATGTCTTGAGCGCTCATCGGGACGACTTCCACGGAGAGGAGTTGCTCCGACGCGAAGCCCGCACACGCGGAGCCATTGTCGAAGCGATCGAAGACGCCCTTCTTCAATTCCAGCCTGCGTAGTGGATCAGTCCATGTCCCCTCCAGGGCCAACCGCTGCCTTTGCCTCCCAGAGGGCCCCGCGCCCCCCGAGGCAAGGACATGGCCGACCGCGTCGACTTCTACTTCCGCCAGCGCGTTACTGAGGCCGAGCTCGACCTCGCGTTCGCCTTGCTCGAGAAGGCGGACCGCGACCTCGCCGCCGACCTGAACATCTACGGCATCGTCTCAGGCGCTGTCCCCGCGCCGCACTCGCCAGTGCCCGATCTGACGGTGGACCTCACGGCCCCGGCACGCGCCTACGACAACCTTGGCCAACGCATGTTCTTCGGGACCGGGCAGACAGTCGACTGCGCCGTCGATCTCTCGGGCATCCCCACCGACGTCGCCTCCGCGGGCAACGAACGCTGGCTTGGCGTCTTCCTGCGCTTCAAGCGCCAGCTCTCCGACCCGCGCACGGACGGCAACTCCCAGCAGGTGTTCTTCCGACGCGACGAGTCGTTTGAGCTCGTGGTGCGACAAGCGCCCGAGGGCGCGGTCGGTATTGCACCAAAACCAGCGCTGCACGCCGACGAGCTGCTCCTGTGCGACGTGCGACGTCGTCCGGGGCAGACGCAGATCCTCGCCACAGACATCGACACCTCGCGCCGCCAGGCCTTCGTCTTCGCACAGGGCACTTCGGTGGCCGTCGATCCAGCTGCCTGGCAGGTGCTGAGGCCGGCCGCGAGCACTGTGCAGTCGACACTCAACGAAGCGGACACCGTGCTCGCGCGCCACTTCGGCGGAGCGGCACGACGTCACGGAGCCGACGCGATCGACATCAGACCGCGCGGCTTCTTCACCGCCAACAACGTGCAAGCCTGGCTCGATCAACTGATCGACGTGCTGACGTCGACCGCCGATGGAGCTCCCGGTGCTGCACGCATCGGCGCGGATGCGGTGGTCGGCATCCCGAACGCTCTCGGCCCGGCCAGCGTCGATGCTCAGCTCGCGCAGCTGTTGGGCTTCCTCAACGCTCACGTCACCGCGAGTGCCAACGCGCACAACGCTTCCGCGATCCCATCCCCGGTGCAGTCAGGGACTCCTTACTCACTCGCGGCCGGCACCGTACGGTCCCAGCTAGTCGCGCTGCTCGCGAACCTCAACACCCATGCCACCAGCGCTGATCACGACGCTCGGTACTACCGTAGCGGCGCGAAGGTCGCGGACGCGGAGCTGCTCGATGGACTCGACCAATCCGCGTTCGCAAGAGCCACGCACGACCACGATGGACGCTATCCGCGCCAGCTCTTCGCCAACTCGCAGATCTACAACGCCGGCCAAGCGCGAGACCTGACCTCCTTCGCGTCGCGACCCGCGTTCGTGCACGTCGAGTACGCGTACCTCAGCAGCGACGACACGCCGCAGTCGACGTTCTACGGCAGAGGCGCGTTGAGCGAGTCGATACGGCACTGGGTCACCAAGGTGTCCGCCGGAGGTGGCTCTGACTTCCGCCTGACAGTCCAAAACACCAGCAACACCCGCCTCTACTTGACGGTGGCGGCTTACGGGACGGGATGAGCGATGACCGACGACCTCCAGAGCGCCCGCGCTCGCTTCGAAGCAGCCTTTTCCACCCTCGGCAGCGCGGGAGCGCTGAGCTTCGTAGCTGCGCTTCGGGGAGACGGCATGCAGGGGCGTTTGCCCTGCTGGGGCGGACTCGCCGATGTGTTCTCGTCGGCGTTTTCCACAGAGGCCTCGCAGATCGACGCCCTCAAAGTGCTCGCTGCCGACGGCGACACCCGCTCGCTACTCGTCTTCCTCCACCTCGCGAGGTCGAAGCAGAAGGTGCTGCGAGAGATGGCTCGCATGGCGCCATCGCTCCCGCTCGTCGTTCAGCGCGCCTTGGTCGCCCTGGCGCCTGACGCGTTGGACGACGAGAGCATCAACGGCCTCGCCTCCGTGGCGCGCGCCCTCGTGAGCTCCCCCGACGACCGCGCCCGCGAACGGGAGCAAGCCGAACGGCGCATTGATGAGCTCCTGTCCCTGCGCTTCCTGGCTCCTGACGAGCGCGATCCCAGGGAGGAGTACAAGTGGGCTGCGCAGTACAAGCGAAGCGGGTTCCTGTGAACCACCTCGTCGTAGCTGGCACCCTCGTCGCAGCTCCAGACGACGTGTGTACCGTGACCTTCGCGGAGCACGGCATCGCGCGGTTCACGGGCAAGCCGCGTTCGAGGGCAAACGAGGTCGTCTTGCATGAGACGGTCACGCGGGACGCGCCGACGACTCTTCGCGTTCTGAGGAAGCGCCGACTCAGCGTTCACGTGGTCATCGACCACGAGGGCACCGTGTTTCAGCACGGTGATCTGGCTGAGGTGATGCAGCACGCGGGCCCCGATCACAACCCAGCGTCCGTCGGCATCGAAGTGGTGAATCCCTACTACCCAAGGGACCTCAAGACCACGTCGCCGTGGCGGCGCGTCATTACCGCCCCATGGGCGCACGAGGGCTTGTATGTGGTGCCCACGTTGGCTCAGGCGGAGACCACTGCGAAGCTCGTCGCCTGGCTCACGAGCGCGCCGCATCCCGCGCTCGGCATCCCGCGACGCTGGCCCGGGCTTCGCGATGGTCTCTTCTCGATGTCGCGGCTGAAAGCCTCGCGCGCTGGCGACGGGATCTACGCACACCTGTACTTCGGACACGCCGATGGTGCTTGGCTGGCGCTCTACACGTGGCTGCGACTCGAGGCCGGCCTCCCACCGACTGAGGCCTATGTGGAGGCGGTTCGACGTGCGAGCCGCGTTCGGGACGCTGCCAACGTTCAAGACCTACTACCCGCGGCAAGCAGCGCATCAAGCGCGCAGCCGAGCTGACCCGGAGGAGCGAGATGGACGACATCAAGGACATCGCAGTCTGGCTGCAAGCATCAGGTCCTTACGGTTTCGTATGCGTCCTGGGGTGGGCGTTCTGGCGCATGAACGAGAAGAAGGATGCCGCCCTGCGCGAGCTCTGCGACAAGGTTGCCGAGATGAGCCGGGCGCAGACGGAGGCGGTCACGAAGGTCGAGGCTGCGCTCGTGGCACTGAAAGATGCGTTGAAAGACCTGCGCGATCGGGCGGTGTGAGCTGCGTGCGCGGCTTCTCTCCAGATTCCGCGGGCCTTGGCGCGTAGGTCGATTCTTCGCTTCTTCGCCTTGGAACCTGCGCAGAAGGAAGCCTGTATGTCGTCGCGAACGGGGCGCACGATGCAACCCACCCCGACGGAGACGACGACATGAAGGTAAGCGAATTGATCGAGCTTCTGGAGGAGCAGGACCCGGACGCCGAAGTCCTCGTGATGATGCAACGAAACTGGCCGTTCGAATGCGCTCTGGCAGGCGTGACGACGCGCGAAGAAATGCTCCGCGCCGACGCCGAGGAGCGCGAGGCTGAAGGCGATGCAGCCAATGAGCCCCGCCTCGAGAGCGGCACGGCCAAGAGCGACGTCTTCATCGTAGAGGGCGACCAGTTCCGCTACGGCTCGAATACGGCGTGGAGCGTAGCCACGCGTTGAGCTCGAACGCGGTTCCAAGCGAGGTCGATTCTTCACGGAATGGCCTTGCTTGGGTCGCGAACGGAAGCCTGTATGGCTGGACAAACAACGCGGAGGACGGCGATGACGACGCTCGGCAGCACCACGATCTACGAGGGTACGGAGCACGGATACATGCGTGGATACGAGGTTCGGATCGTCGCGGTCCTCAAGAATGCCGCGCGCGCCGACTACAACCCGGATGAAGACGGGCAGTACCTCCGCGACGAGAGCGACGTCGAGCGTGCAGGCGGCGTGACGGCCGACGACCGCGTCGAGGTGCAGCCCTGGATCGCGGCGGAGGCACGCTTCAGCTTCGTGTCGAGCGACCCGCGCGCCATCGACCTCGCGTGCTTCGCGCACCTGCGCCGTTGA